CGACCGCGACCCCGACCCCGACCCCGACCGCGCGACCCTTTGTTTTCTACCGCGCATGGTTACACCTCCCGGTAGGACTCAATCGACGCCACTCGAACATACAACGGGCCGGCGAATTTCTGTTCATCTTGAAACTTCGCCGCGTTTAGCGGGCCGGTTTCGTAAACGATTCCGGCGTCCTCTAGTAGTACGTCTGATGTATTGACCCCGGCGAGTACGCCGGAGTAGAAATAATTGGCGCATAGTAGCAGCACGCGCTTGCCCAAGAGGCCTACAAGGCCTTCGCCTTCAACCTCTGTTACGGTTACAATCTTTTTCATGTTTTCCCTTTCGAGTTCGGCTTAGTACCAGCCGCGCGGAGCTACCTGTTAGAGTAGCGCCGCACCGTGGTCTAACGCTCCTTCCATGCCCGCACAAGCGCCATTACCGCCACTAGCCAAAGTAGGCAGTAGAAGGCGGTCATTGCGCGGCCCTCCGGTTGGTGGCCGATTCCTTGGCCTCACGGCCAATCAATACCGCCCAAACACACGCCGGACGATGAGAGGCGACGAAAGTAGATAGGCGCTCGATGTTATATTCTTCCGACTCATCCGCCCACGCTTGGATTCGCTTCTCGGCTGTTTCCCGCGCCTCCTTAATGTTTCCCATTGTTCGCCGGATCTTGCGGCGCTCCATCTCGTGGTTAGCCTCCTTTTCCACCATAAACACATAGTCCGCAGTCATTGCCCGTGGATAGGCAGATAAGAATACTTCGCCGTTGGTCACTTTTCCACCTCCCCCAAAATAGCGGCCTTTGCCGCCCGCAGTGTAGCATACCCCTGGAACTTTCCCACCGTGTCGATGCCGCCGTCCGGTTGCGCCTCCCGGATGGTATAGGCGCGACGACCGTGCGGGCCTTGCTCGGAGCTGATGAATCGGGCGCAATCCCCGGACCGGACAATACCCGTTTCGATGCGCGACTTGAAAAACCGCATGGATGACTTGTCAAACCAGCACCCGCCAGACTCCTCATTAGCGCGGCGAACGTCGGCCATTGAGTTGTAGATGTACGTTCGCGGCCGTTCCGCCGCCTCCGTCACTTTGCACTGATGGATGTATCGGCGCAACACGGCCGCCGCTGCCTTCCGGTATTCGGTGGGGAAATATTGCCCGGTGCAATAGTCCAATTTTGCGCCATCCCACTCCAGACGGCCGCTAAATGCCGCCGGGAATGAGGCAAGCAGCAACTCATGGCGCGGTGTCAATGACCGGGCCTCCGCCAGTGCTGCCAGTGCTTCGCGGCGATCCTTAGCGATGGAGCGAAGCTCGGAGCGGTAGGCCGTCTGGTTGCCGTAATTGGCATACTCCAGACCTGGCCTCCGGTTGATCCACGTCTCCAGCGCGTTGAAAATGATAGTCGTTTCCATATGTCCTTCTTTCCGCCCGCTATGCGGGCATTTGAGCTAGTCTTGCCCCCTGCGCCACTCGCAAAAATGGCGCAGGAACGCGGACTAGCGCTTGTTGACTTTACCCACAAGAAAATGGCCAGTTCCTTTGTACCAGTCATTCTCATGAACGCGGTAGATAAACCACTTTCCGGCCGGCGCGTGGCCGCGAATGATGCGGTTTTGGATACCTCGAACTGTTTTCAAGTCTTTGGCGATAACCGTGTGATCGCATCCGAGTCTATAGGACTCGTGACGGGCATATAAAAATGTCATCGCCTTATCTCCCTTCCCTAATGAGTTGCTTGAGTCCCGCCAGCGTATCGGCCGCGCCAACACCGATGGCGTACCATCGCAGGCGATAGCCGGGGTCTGTGTTGCGGTAGATGGTGATGCCGTGATAGGTGGAGTGTGGCATGTTAGTACGTCATCCCTACAGCGGCGTGTGCCTCTTCAACTTTTTGCCGATACGAGGCATACTGGCCAACCTCGTTTTCCCTTCGCTCCTCAGGGTATAGGCTACGCGATACTTACCGCCTATATACCCTCCAGTGTCGAACATCCGAAGGGTAAACACTGGCCCCATGCCTTTACGATATGGGCGAAAAATAACGGTTCTAATCGGGTCTCTCATGATCTCTCTCTCCCTCATCTCATCAGGCGCGCTTTCGAGGGTAGCGCGCCATTGTGTCTCTCTTTTCCGTCAACCTCTGCCTGACAAACCCAGATTAGCAGTAGTGTTTGAGCAATGCAAGGGTAATGTTAGCGAGGAGCGAAAAAAAATGCGAGGTTAACTATGGTTAAGGCGAGAGTGTATAAAATTTAGACACTTTATGGTGTAAAGTTGAGGCTTCGGTGTACAAAATTTAGACAGTGTATAAAATTTAGACAATATTATGCATGTATGATGCAGGTTATAGTTAAGGGATGGCGCGATCATGCGTGGTTTGCAAGGATAAAAAGGCGGATGCGATCAATATTCGGATCATGGAGGGGGTGGGCAATCACGCCATAGCTGAGGAATTTGGCGTTACAGTCGCCAGTGTTGCTCATCATAGGACGGCCGGACACGCCAACAGGGACATCACGCGACAAGTCCTCGATGCGCAAGGCGGACCACTGAGTGAGTTCGCACAGGTAGCGATCGCGACCAAGCTTCGGCGAGTGAGGGAACTGGACTATCTATATAAGAGAGTCCGGGACGAAATTGAATCACAGGATAAGGGCAAGCTGGACGGAAAAATGGTCGCGCAAGCCGTCAATATCCTAGGTCAAGCAGCAAAGGAGCTTGGCCAATGGGCACCTGACGGGGGCGACCAGGCGGCCGCGACAAAGATGCTCGCACAATCTATAGTGATACACGCACTCGCTAAGGGTGAAACTATTGAAAACAAGGTAGTTACGCAAACTATAGACGCGAAGAGTGAGTGAAGGACACTCACATATTTCGAACTATACAATCTGACAGGATTGTGTAGTTGCATTGGCTCGGCTGGGACCATTGGCGTGGCGTCGCGGCGGGTTGAAAGTGACGGTCGCGATGCGGTACACCCCCGGCCATGGTCGCGCCGGCACTGGTCCCATCCGCACTGCAACTGGGCTATCCCGCTTGATCCCTATCCCCCTTCCAAACACCCCCACCCTATTTTCACCCAGGGTCCCCTTCGAGGAGGTTGGGTGCCATTTAAGCGCAACCAGGCCGTCCTGCGTTCGGAGAGAGGTGGGTGGTAGGTTGAGGTGGGTCGGTGGTTGCGATTGCAGGGCAGGGCGCTTTGAGGTGCATCGGCGCTGCTTCTATTGTTGGGATTGTTGGTTTGTTGGTTGTTGGTTGTGGGGGGGGGTATATTCTGCTATTTGATGCTTTTATTGTTGGTATGTATATATCACACATAAAATAGTTAAGTATATGAAAACAAAAGGATGTGAGTGTAAGCCACTCAATAGGTACCCATTAGGCCGACCAACAATTCAACAACCAACAACAACCAACAACTCGTCCAAATCAGGCTCGGTAGTAGTAATCCACGGTTTTCCTGGCCCTGTTTTCTGGCTTGCAGATGATCTTTCCGTTGCTCAGCATCTGGGATAGGTGATACTCGATTTCAGCGGCCTTTGTTTTGCCGCCCATGTACTGCGCGATATCTCGTCGGCAGCACCCTTCCGGCTTGGAATCGATGAATTTCGCGATTTTATCGGCCGTTTTGCTCTGAACGGACTCCCCGGAGTCGGTTCCGCCGAAAATCCACTGGACAGAGGCAGCCGAATAGCGCCAAATCTCCAGCGCTGCCTCCAAGTGCTCCGGCTTTATCATCGCGCTGCGGTCGAGAGCGGCGTAAATCATGGCAATCCGGCGGACATGAGGCTCGGCGCGGGATAAAATGGCCCCAACCGTGCCGCCTGGGATATTGCCAAGCTCTTCGTAGACGATCTCCCACATTTCCGACGCCTCGGCGTCGAAGGTGATCTCCTGTTTCACGGTTTGCGCCCAACCGACTGCAAAATCAATGCGTTGCGCGACCTCGGCCAGAGCCGCTCTGTTAGGATTCCCGCCGAAAGGCAGGAGCCTGGCGCGTTTTGCGCAGCACCACAGGAACCGGTTGGTATTACCGTTGGTGTTCTCGACGGCCTTCAGGTTCTTCAGCAGTTCATCCCGCGTGATGTGCCCGATAATGCTGACGTGGGGGTGGCTGGCGGTAATCCGGTTGTTCTTGGTCATCGGGGCCAGCACCATCGGGCTGTCCCAGGCCTGACGGAGTACGCCGGAAAGCGTGTTCCCCTCGCGCGACATGGCTTTAATGGCGCTTGACAGTTCTTCTTCTACGACCAGCATGCGCTTATCGGACTCGCCGGCGTCCGTGACAACCTCAACCATCTGGCCTTTTTGCTGCTTGATCTCCCGGATCTCGTCGCGGACGTGGAAGATCAGGCCCTCTCCGGACGTGAGGCCGGACTTCGTGCGCTTGCTGGCCCACTCAGGGGCGATGGAATTGATGACCGACTTTACCTGTCCGAAACTGGAACCCTTGCGGCCCTTCGCGGTGGCTCCGACGATTCCGACAAATTCGTTGCAGAAGTGAGGCGTCCCCTCGGCCATGAAGTGAACACCACGGCCAAAGACGTTCCCGATCATCACGATTGCTTGAAAAAGTACCGCCGCAATGTCGGCTTCTGTCTCTGGTTCAATAATTTTACATAGATCACCAAGTGGCCCATGGAAGGCGGATTCTGACAGCGGCTCCGGCCATGGAACGAAATCTAACGGGGTTTCGTCTGGTTCTTCGGCTAGTTCCGGCGGCGAAGGGTGGCCATCTTCTTCACCAGCAAACGTATAGTCCTTTGGCGATTTGCCATTTAGCTTAGCTTCTACCTCTTCCGAATACCCGCGACGACGGTTTGCGATAATCCAGTTCGCAATATTGATCGCGTGCTGCTCTGGTGGGACCTCTTGGCATCTTTTCGATGCGGAAATAGTTAGCTGTCTGACTTCATCTTGATCTAAGTTTTTTGCCCAAAGAGACGCGGCATAAGAGATAAGGGTCTTGTGTTGCGAGCCTTTTATTATCTGGCCTGGAAGCCGGAAAGGCCCACTCTTCTTCTTTGGGTCAAGTGTTTGAAGCCAATCTACAGTTGCTTGGCAGTCGAGGATTTCAGACGTGGATGTCCTCCAGCGGTTCCCGGTGACAGTGAAGTACCTGGACTGGGAGTATATTTCAATCTGCCCGTCGCCATACCTGAATACTCGTGACGATGGTATAGACGCTCTACACCAGAACTTAACGCCGGTCCCAGATGGGCTTATCTCAGCGTAGGTTTCTCCGAAGCGACGGAAAATCTCAACGGCCCATGGCTTTGGCTGCTGCTTGCTATCAAGACAGTCATCCAAGTCAATGCCGCAGAATGGGTCCTGCGCATACAAAACCACTCCAACTCCAAGGTATAGGTCGGATGATTTGGCCGCATCCAGCGCTGTTTGGCAATCTGTCCAAGTGCTTGGGTCGGTCGATGATGCTTTGTAGCCTTTTTCGGCGTTGAATGGGCATTTTGCTTTACCAGAGTCTGGGTCATTACCCCAAACTACCCATTGATCAAGATCCGCGAGATCATGCGGGATTGATGCTGGTATAAATTTCTGTGGTGTCATAGTCAGGCCGTCGGCGTGCCGTCGTAATCGTACAAATCGTTGGAGATGTTGATGTAGATATTCGGCCCGTCTACCTCGTATTTGAACTCCAGGCCAATTGCCATCGCACACAGAGCGCCATTTGAGACGTGTTTGTTTTTTGTGTGCTCAACGATGTGCTTCAGCTTATATGAGCTGAATTTTTTGTTGATTGCTCTCTTGCGGTGCTGCGGGACAAGCCATTCTTCGCAGGCGATCAACTGCTCGAACTCGCTCTCCAGCCGGTCTTGGCTTTCTATAAACTTCCGGCCTCGAAAGGCCCGGTTGCCGGTTCCATCATCGACGCCAATCCCCTCGTAGCACAGGCGCGGTTCCATGGAGAATGCCTTTTCAAGAAGCATTAAACACTCGTCCTTCGCCGAGATCATCTCCCGGTTATTTCCGCATCTGGCGATATGAACCCGGAGCAACGCCCGGCCCATTCTTTTCTTGCACAGCGGGCAAGGTGTGATGATCTTTGGTCTTCCAACTGGGCGCTTTTGCGACATAAATTAAGTAGACCCCCATCCTACACCCCAATCCTCGCTCCATGCAACCGCAAGATGTGGTGGTGCGCTACCTTAAGAGCATGAAGTTCAAAGGCCTTCTCAAGAACATTCTCAACGCATTCGTCAACTACGGCCCGCTGGCGGTCGGCGTGGCGTCGGCCGTTCTGCCCGGCAAGCCGGTAGTACCTATGATCGGCAGCATCCTCAACGCCATCGGAGCGGCTCGGCTCAAGGGCGGCACTGGCGCGGAACAATTCGAGGCGGCGCTATCCTCACTGCGCGTTGCCTTCCCGTCGCTTATTATCGAGGTCGAACAGGCCTTTGGCATCGACTTGCCCGAGGAAGCCATCGAGCCCTACGTGCGGGGCATGATCCAACTACATTACGACCTGCTAAAAGCGGCGGGGAAGATTGAGGGGAGCACTAAGGCCGCTTCGTGATACGCTGTAGTTCTGCGGTAGGCACCCGCACGGACGTGGCTGCTTTAGGGCGGACATGAGTGCCTTTTCGAGCGGCCCGCCGCGTACGGGACGGACGTGACTAAAAGGCTGGGCGGTGCGAGCGTAGCTCGGGAGTCACCGTAAGCAATACCGCCTAGCCTTACTTGCACACCCGCCGCTTAACCTCAGCCACGGCGGTGTCGAGGTCACGGGCGACGACATAGACGCCACCTCGCTGCTCTAGCATTGACTGAAAGTTGAGCTGCTGCTCGCTCTGCTTATCCCGGCCAACCTTGACCTCGACCCCCAGCCACCGGCCATCCGGCAGCACGCCGATAATATCCGGCACGCCCGGTACTCCATACTTCACCGGCCTCGCGTTTGGCTTGAGCCGGCCGCCGTCAACCATGGATATCGGGTACGCAACTCCAGTATTCTGCCGCCAGATACGGCATCCAGGAACTGACTCTTGGATCGCCAACATCAGCCGGTTGGTAAGGTCGGTGCTTGCGCTCATTTCCACTCTTTCTTTGGCCAATGGCCGGTTGTCTTGTTCAGCATAACAGCCGCCCAGTTCGGTTTGTATCCCATCGTCCTCGCCTTTTCAACCAGCGCCATGTACCGCGCCCGCCGCTCGTCGTCGCCTTGCGACTTGCGCCAGCGTTCAACGGCGGCGTCTTTCGCCTCTCGCTGCCGCTCGACAAGTTCCGCTTTTCGCTCTTTGATCTCCCGTTGCGTCGGGACATACGGATCGCCGCATTGTGGACATTCCGGCTTCGTTGTGCGAAAGACGCACCAGCACTGCTCGCAGCGGCGAATGGCGAGGGCCGCAGGCTTGGGCTCCGTTGGGTCCCAGTCGTCAAGCGACCATTCGCGATGATCTTCCGGAAATCCAAATCGTAAACTGTTGCCGGCCAAGTCAATCAACAGGCTGTGCTTCTTCGGTGGCGCATCGCGGCACATATCGTCGAAGACTCGCTTGCGCTCATCGTCCGGCGTATCAGCGTCCACGTGAACCGCATTGACACCAGCGCCCTGGAAGCGCTTGACGATGGCCAGAGAGTGCTTAATGGACACGGCGTGAACGATGGTCGGCAAATTCCTAGCCCGGTACAACCACTCCTTCACGCAATCGCCGACGATTTCAGACCGGCCCATCACCTCTTCGTTCTCACGTTCATTGAACTCTCCCGAACTGTTGCGCCGTAGCTGCGACACGTCGGGAGCGTGGCGGCAAAAGATTCGTGTAGGCACAAGGAAGCCACGGTTGATCAACTCCTGCGTCGTCGGCCCCAGGATGATCGAGTCGGCGATACGACCAAGCCCCAGCCCGTCTGCCCGGATCGGAGTCGCCGTGAGGATGACACGGGGAATATTGGCGTGCCGATCAAGAATGGCGCGGAATTCACCGGCAACGTATTGATGCCCCTCGTCTACGAACAATACGTCAACGTTTAGCGTCAGATTGCGTGCTGCGACCGTGTGGGCGCTGGCGACCTTCGAGCGGTGCTCGTTGTCCTGTCGGCCAGCCATAATGACACCATGCTGGACGCCCATTGCCGAAAACCGATTGCTGATGTCGTCCACCAAAACCCGCCGCACGGTAAGCAGCCCGACGCTGCGTCCTTTCGCTCCGGCCGCCGCCGCAACCATCCCAGCCATATAGCTCTTGCCGCCGCCACACCCGAGCACATAGACCGGGTTTCGCTTTGCCGCAAGCTCTCGCCGCATCGCCTCAATGCCGGTTTCCTGGTAGTCCCGGTTCCCGTTGATAGCTGGGTATGCCCGCCCGCACCGGCCCCGGCGCTGAAGCCAATCACCCTCTGAGTCGGTCGGTCGCATGTCGATGTCAACGTGTAACCTGGCCTCGTCGAAGCCGATGGAGGTGATGCCGACCTGGGAGACTACTTGGATGCGGCTCACTCACTTCTCCCACATCCACCCCGGCAAATGAACCGGGTTCGTGGACGGCGTGCCGGTGAACGGCTGGTCACAGCAAGCCCAGCAGAGATGCGGGTTGAAGCGCGAGAACTCCTCCATAGGCCCTTTATACTTGCACTGTTTGCAGATTTTAGTGCCGTTCGTTCGCCAGCGGGACATACCGACCTCCCATGATCGCCAATAGTTCATCGGCGGTGACTTCAACGTCAACCACCTGCATTTCTTTCTCTGGCAGCATTAAGCAGTCCCCGAGAACATTGAAGTCCTCCCAAAACTCAAATGTTAGTCCGGCAGGGGCAAGCCTAAGCCTTCCCTTTTTAACCATTCTCCGAATTTTAGCGGCAAATACCTTTGGAGGAATCCGTCCGCCCGGCGGTGTGAGTTGAAGTGGATTAGCAAATACACATCCAACACCACACCTTTTCTGGTTGTACTGAATTGCCCGCTTCATTAACTGATAGACGCTTTCGTCGCTGATGTCAGAGGCTTTCATTGCACGGCCTCGTAGAGAGCGGCGGCGATGGCCTCGGCCAGATCATCGGATTTCCCGACCCAGCGAGTTGCGTCATCAAAGTTGACTTCGCCCAGCGTCACAGTGAACTTCTTATCGCTGCTCTCGCGCAAGCGACGTTCAATATCATAAAACCTATTCTCCGGATCTTGCCCCACCCACGCCTCCGCCGCGCGAATGGCGTCGGCGATCTCCATGTTGTAGTTGTCGATTAGTCGCCAGTACGTCAGCCCATCCTTCACAAATAAATAGTAGAGTTCGCCGCGATCTGGATAATCCGCGCCCCATTCCCAGTCGGCGTGCGGGTCGTTAGTCCCCGGCGGTATATTTTCGCCGAGGATCACCTTGATCCCTTCTAGTTCTGCCAAAACCCTATCGTGCTCTCGCGTCCAAATCATAACCAATCCAGTTCCGTCCTTGTTGTAATGACTGGGCCGCCATGCAGGTCGTCCACCCCAGTAATGTAGGTTCCAGTAGACTCGCTGTGCCTCGCCACCCATAGGGCGGTATTCAAAGAGCTTCGATATTCGCCCCCCTTGTAGCCGATTTCGACTGACCCGACTTGAAGTGTGAGCCGTTCAATAAAATCAGACGTGGCAACCCCTTTACTGCAAAACTGCGGTTCAACGGCAAGATCCTCGTAGTACCCTCGATACGACGATATTGCCCCCGGTACCATGGCGGCAAAATCAAATCGAATTTTCCGCGCCCCATCAAAGCTCTTTAGCGCGTAAATCAAATGTCCAAGTGTCCATTGGTCGCCGTGTTTAATGCTCATTTCTTACCTCCAGCACATCGCGGCGGGTGCCGCTGCCACTCGCGAGCGGTGAGAATCGCGCCGCAGGCCCCGCATTCGTATTGCTTTGGGATTGGTCCGGGCTTTTTTGTGCTTGCGTTCATGCCTTTAATTGTACAACAATTGGGCATGGTCACAGATAGCGAACTCACACAGATTCAAATGCGCCGAGCGTGGGAGGCGGATGTAATGTACGGCAAATCTCACCTCCGTGATATCGTTGAGGAACTCTGCACCCTGAACGCGGTCATCAGCCAGTACGAGCTTCTTGGATTCGACGTGCCAAAGTCAATGATTGAGGCGAGGGCCACACAGATTCGCAGAGCCCAGCACGCCTATCGCGAGAACCTGGAGGCACAACTCATAGCCGCGAAGCGAAAGGCCGAAGAACTGAAGTCAAAAGAGATGCAGCGCGAAGAGGCCGAAAAAGAAGTGGCGCGGCTGACGGCGCTGAGGGGGCAATAATGGACATCCACCACCTCCAACAAGACGGCTGGGGCCATAGGCCCTACGTGTACCGCTGCGACACGTGCGCGGCGGTGATTCTGAGTAAGGAGGATATGGAGGTGCATTTGAAGTGGCATGAGGAGATGCACTGCGACATCTCCGGGGTGAAACTGGACGCATCGCTCGCGCCGCAAACCTTCATCTATCCGCCCTACTGCCAAGTGACTGGCGCGAAGAACACCGGCCCGTGCGCGTGCTGTCGGCAAGAGATCGAACCGAAGATTGGAAATTGGGATACGGTATGACGACGATTACAGGGCAGACATTCAACCGCGACAATGTGCCGTATGGCATCATGATCGCGCAGCCGGACACGCATTTCAAAGACTGCGAGTTTCGCGACATTTACCTAATCCTACCCCCAGGGTGCTCCGTAGAGGATTCGGTTGTCGTCCACGGTAGCGTTCTGGACACGACTGCGGGCGTTGGGTATGGTGGCGGGGAGCCGGCGGTATGACTGCCGCTTTGCTAGACACCGGCTTTATCCCTCTCTGCCAAGACTGCGCATTGACCGCACGCGCTATAGTGAGCGGAACCGGCTGGGATATCAACTTGCCATACTTGGGTCGAGATGGGCTTTGCCCGCTTTGTGGCGGACATACCGCAACTACCAGCAACCCAACGCAGTATGGTTGGTTGGCGGATCAATACGTGCAAGGCAACGGGGTGGCGATTGAGGGGTGCGAGTTTAGCGTGGGTGACCGCCGCCTCGACCCAGGCCCGTGGGCGGTTTCAGATATGTGGGGCGGGGGCAAGCGATGAGCCACGTCCACAAACCACAAAAAACTATTCTGCCTCACCCTGATATCGAACGATGCGAATGTGGATCCACCAGGGTTCATGGCGGGCAGTGGTCGCCGTCAAGTATGGTTGAGTACACAACGGATGGTGAGTGTAAGGGAATTGTAGCCGCACTTCGCAGCAATCAAAAACAGAAAAAAGAAATTAACACCAAAGCACTATTTACGGTCGAGTTCACGACAAGCCAGGACATGTCCGGTGCCGTAAAAACCGCCTACATAGCCGCCAAAGATCTGTACACGGCGTTGTCGGCAGCACGGGAGATACCGGAGGTTGGTAGCGTCATTGGAATCAAGTGCTCATACCCGGAAAAAGAGGTGCTTGTTGTATGGTAGCCCACGACCCATTCACCCCAGACCCCAACGACCTCAACCTTGACGCCGACGAGTACGGGATCGTCTGGCTTGTCTGTGAAACGATGGCGCAAAAGCAGTACACCAGAGACGATATGAAACTGTTAGATAGCCTAGTGTTGGGCGATCCCGGATACTCTGAAAGGTCTAAGCGGATGATCCGGCATCTATGCGGGCTATCGAGCGAACTGCCGATAGAAGAAAAAGAAAAGGCGGATGAATGGATGGGATGGGCTAGGGAGAACGTAGCGAAGGCAAAAGAGTACAGCAAGGCACCCAACTGCTTCGCTCAGCGTGGAAGTCACAGGAGCGTGGTATGGTGGTGAACCGCCGCGCCTTCCTGACCGCCTTAACCGGCTTCGCGGTGGCAAAGCCGGTGATGCAGCAAGAGCGCATCGCAACAAACTTGACGTTCGCCAACCCAGGCGACGCACTTTCAAGCAACCGGCTGTATGCCGGGGCGTCGATAACCTGGATAGTGGAGCCCGATGATGTCTAATGAGACGGACCAAGGCAAGTTACTGGCGGGCAGCCACCTACCCCACTACACCCCCGCCCACACCATCACCGCTGCGCAGCGCAGCCAGATGAGAGGCTGCCATCTGACGATCGTTGACGGGGTGGAGTGCTACGATACGTGCGATGTTCCACCACCATTTGACATCACCAAAAAATAATCGCACTATGTAGAGGTAGTCATCTCCTCCAAGGTCCGCCTCACCATGCGTCGTGCAGAACAGGCCATTGACCCCTTATCCGGGCGTCGGTGGCCTGTCTTTTTTTTTGGTGCCAACTTGCAAATACTACCCCAAGACATCAAGCTCCACCTGAGAGATGGTATCCCGTGCCGGGACCAGAACGGCGCAATGCTTTTGCGCCTTGACGCCCAACAGACGGCCATGTTCGCGGCAAAGGGGTGGGTGGAAGGACTTGGGCGACTGGGGAAGCGCATGGAGAACGGCGAGCGGGAGGTCTTCCTGCGTCACGTAACCTTGCAGGTGCCGATCAAGACGATTGAGGTCTACCTGCGGCGCAACTCTTCGAAGGCATTACAAGCCAAGGCACAAGGGTCACGCACGTGGACGCAGGTAGGGGCATCAACGTTCTTTCACCACACAGCCAGGTGTAGCGCCTTTGCCGAAAACCACGTCCGCATAGGGGTAGTTGCCGTCCATGCCTAACGTCAATTACAAACTGATAAACGAAGGGCCAAGCCAGTCGATTAAAGGCTTTCAGTTCACATTGAGATCGTCCGACATCACCAGCGGCAGTCTGGCGACGGCCGGCGCAAAGACGATCACGCTGCGCCGCGCTCCACTGGGTATCAGCGGAAGTAATGTCCAGCACTACATCTACATTTCCGGCGGCGTAGGGACGGCAGAGGCGGTGCTGATTACGGGCGGGACCTGCACGTCCGGCAACCTAGGCGGAACGCTCACCTTTACGACCGTCAACACGCACACCGGCGATTGGAAAATCACCAGTTCGACGGATGGGATGCAGGAGTGGTTTTACGGCGCGACGGCTCCCTTGAACGGGTTTATTCCGGATGCCGGTCTGGTGTTTTACGCGAAGTGCACTTTGTACGGCAGGCTGGGCGCAACGGTCCAGATCACCGGCGGCGGCGACCCGGCCTCGCGCGTGAGGCGTCACTCTTCCTACCCATCTGGCGACTTGATCCTGTACAACTCGACCCTAGGCAACGGTCAGTTGATAATGAAAAATTTCAGCGTGCTCAACGCTAACGGCTTCGATAACCCATCTGGCGCTGGGATTCATTTGATCGTGAATCAGCCGTTCGAGGCCCTGCTTCGAGACATCACGGTCTATAACGGCGTCAACCCTATCGTGGTTGACCCGCAGGTTGCCGGTACCGTTTCAAGCGGCGTGATCTTCGATAACGTCTATGTCTCCATCCAGGGGGCATACTCCAGTGTTTATACGACTGGGCACGGAATCACGCTCAACACTCACGCGGCCTATATCCTCAATACAAGGTCATCGCGAGATACTCCAACCGCGACGGGCGGATCGGGCCTAAAGATCATACGCGCTGACGGCATCGTCATCACCGGCGGGGCCTATAACGGCACGTACGGCATTGAGATCGAGAACAACTCTGCGTATATTATGAACTTCATATACGCATCAAATGTGATATTCGATGCCTGTTATTCGCACGGATTCTATGTTGCACCTGGGGCGCACAACGTAGTGTTCAGCCAGTTCAAGATTGAGAACTGCCACTTTGCGACTCAATCCGGCAGCGCAACCGCCAGCGCTATCTACTTCGGCAACGACGTTGAATCGGTTGCAATTATTGGCAACAACATCTCCGGCCAGTACGGGAGCGGCATTACGCTGGGGGTCACAGACAAGGCTCCCAGAAGCGTGACGGTTGCCGGTAATAACATCAATAACTGCGGGCTTGGCGGGACCGGGTATGGAATTGTCCTACCGGCAACTGGCTCCGGTGGCTCCGGCTCGTATGAAGCACGCACCACCATTACCGGCAATGTGATCGGCAACAACATCACGTTCTATGGAGCGGCAACACAGCAAGTCGGCATTTACCTTGCGGGTGCCACTGGCAAGTTCCGAGGCTACAATATCACCGGCAACGACGTGCGCGGTAACGTCACGGCCCCGATATTCAAAGACCCCACGCCAACTATGGAGAATGTGATTATCAGCGCAAACTCTGGCGTTGATGACCTTTTCACAGTCATTGCCAGCGCGTCATTAAGCGCTGCCGGTGCTACGGGAGTCCTTCGCAATATCGAGGTATCCGGGACGACAAACGTGACATCTCTGACACCAGTGTGGGATGGGCGGCAAATCACCATCGTGAAGACCGACGCCGGGACAGTTAACTTTACCGCCGCTGGCAATATCGCGGCGGCTGTGTCAATCGCCCAGTACGGGCGGCTGGATTTCATTTATTACGTGGCACTTGGCAAGTGGATCGGTAAGTAATGGCTCAAACCGGATTCGCAACAGTATCGAGCCAAGCCGAGATTGACCGCATTCGCGAGCAGTCGGATTCGGTTATCGTCATGCAGGAAGGGCAGCAATCCGACCTACAGCATCGGTATTATTTCGAAACGCTAATTAGCGGTGAAAAGGGTACCGGGAAAACGACCGCCAGCATCGTTTGGCTTGTTCGTGGCAACCTTGACGTGCCGGATAAACTCAAAGATCAAACTGATATCCTGTATGTCAACAACCCTGTTTTCCGTGCCGCAGTTGTTCGTAAAAACAGCGACGATTTGAACTCCTGGATCGAAGACGCCAAGCGCGTGTACGGTACTAAGGGTGACCTACTGGGTGCGACATACACCACTCAGCCGCGCGAGTTTACGTGGAAGTCCGGCGCAAAGATCACGCTGACTCACATGGCTGACAGCGAGTCGTATCAGCGCCTCACTGGACAATCGCTGACCCGACTGTTCTGGGATGAAATCACGTTCGAGCCGAGCATGGAAGTGTACGAAAAGGTCTTCTCCTCCATCCGCTCGCCGCACAAGAAAATGCGGGCTCAGATCCTTCTGGCTTGCAACCCGGAAGGTCCCGGATTGCCGTGGGTTAAAGAGCGGTTTATCAAGCAGTACGACGAGAACGGCAAGATGTATAAGGCGGGCGAGGTTATCAAGATCCCGCTGATTAACCCACTCACCAAAGAGCGGACGTACATTGAACGGGTCTACTATCACTGGAAGATGTCGGGGAACCCGGCGTTTATCGAAAAAGATCCGACATACCAAGCCCGTCTTGCAACGATCAGCAACCCATCTCTTCGCGCCGCATACCTGGAGGGTGACTGGGATGCGGCGGGCGGCAAGTTCTTCGAGTTCCGGCGGCAGCCGCGTAACGGCGAACCGCCAAATGCGTGCCACATATTCGACGCAGGGAAGGTGGTGATCCAACCGTGGTGGCCGAGGCTTATCGGCCTTGACTGGGGTTTCTCTCACTATTTCGCAGCATTGAAAGTCGCCATGTCTCCAGATGGCCGGGTGTGGGTGATTGATGAGTTGGTTCAAAAAGGTCTTGGATCGCTGGAATTGGGCGCAGTGTTAGCCCGGTGGTGCGTTCCCGATATGACCGGCCTGAAGGCATGCGGCGCGGCCCCCGTCATTCCGGTATTCATCTCCCCGGACGCAATCGAGCAGCGCCGGGATAGCTTCGGCACGACGGCCGAAAATATTCGCGACGGAATCATGGAGATATTCGGTGCCGGTTCCAGCGAAATTCTTTCGAAGGAAGACACCGACAACACCGACTTCGACGCCCGCTTGCTGATCCGGACGGAATCGAAAATGCCGTTACGCCGCTCGTCAAACCGCCGGCACCACGGCTGGGATCGCATCCGGAATTTGATGTCGTGGGAGTCGGTAGCGGCCCCGGACTTGTCGCAATACGATCATCAGTATGCGATGGACCTGGCGGCAAAAGACGCTCACGAGTTCTTCAAGTACCGGCAAGAGTTCGACGGCAAACAGGAAGCGCTTCCGAGGCTTCAGATATCCTCCCGGCTGCGGTACCTGCCGGATGCCATTGAAAGCGCCGTAAGTTCGCCAAACGATTTGGAAGACATCGCTTCTCCAAAACGCGGCAACAAAGACATCGTTCAGTTACACGACGACGTTAGAGACGCCTTCCGCTACGCCGCCGAGGCGACCAACCTATTCCAGCAGATCAAGACCCCACTGGCCAACCGCATTGACGCGGAACTTGACCGCTACCCAGGTATGACGGAAGAGCAGAAATTCCAGGCCCGCCCGTTCATCGCCGACAGGCTTGGTAAAAAGACCGTTAGAGGGTTCCGGATCGGACGAGGCGCAAACGCCGGAGTGTACATCACGTGAGCTTCAAAAACTTCTTGGCAGCATCGAGTAAACGGAATATGGTCGGCTTCGGGTTATTCCCGGCCACCCGAGATCTAACGTGGATTGCTGACAATGACCCCTTGGAAGCGGTGGCAACGGTCGCATACTCATCCAGTCCGACGTTCGATCTGGCCAATGGTCTGTCTCAGTACATCACGCTGACCGGCAATGTCTTCAGCAGTCAGTTCGTCATCAACGGCGGGCTGTCCATACCGGAGGGGACCCGGTTCTTCCTTCACGTCACGCAAGACGGTACTGGAGGTTGGGAGTTCAACCTGCCGTCTACCGTTCGCAATAGAAACGCGCAACTGGTCGGCACAACCGCAAACACCAGAACGACATTAGGATTTGAGTATTACAACAGCGGGTGGGACTTCTTTACGCCTCCGCTAGAAGGACCAACATCATGAGTGCATTCCCCAACAATCTTGGCATGGCCATGGCGCTTCCGCCGAAAGCTGGCGGCGTCATTACGGCGCTGAACAACAATGTGCGTGTGGGCGGGATGGAAGATGAGATGAGCGAGACGCCAGAGCACGAGTCAGAAGAGGCCGCAGCCGTCACTATCACGCCGGAGGCCGTTTGCTATCGCGATGGCCAGCAGGTGTGCTCGACGTGTCAGTACTTGGAAGAGTCCGGCGAGTGCCAGCCATTGAAGATCATTGTTGACCCCGGCGGCGGCTGCAACCTCCACAAGGAGCGCGGCGCGTGATTAATCCCTACTCCCGCATCCGTGAACTGGAGCGGGAGTTGGAGCATGCTGTAGCTGGGCGCATCAAGGCTGAAGACGACAGCCGGTCGATGTACGCCCAGATGACCGCTGCGCGTGAGGCGGAAAGCCGCGCGGTCGCGTTGTTGGTTGAGAAGTGCAACAAGGTCGAGGACTGGATGGCGGCGTTGATGGGCAAGCCGCCGATCAACAGCAATGTCTATGAGAAGCCGAAGGCTCCGGAGCCGTCCCGCCGTCCGATTCAGCATGGCGCGATGCTGGAGCACAAGCAAATGATGGATGTCATGGCTGAGCTTGAGAGAGATTTGAAAATTGACACCACTCACTAATGAAACCCGCACACAACTGAGCGGCTTCGTCCGGTCGGCCTGCTACGCCGATGTCACGACGAACCGCCAGGTGACGTTGCGCCGGTTGATCCGGAACAACTTCATGTGGCAGGGCTTTCATTACATCGCGCCGCTTCTGGGAGTCACGAACCGCGTGGAGTGGGGTCCAGTCGGCAATAACACCGGCGGGCCGCTGAACACTTCAGAGACGGGACGGCGTGCGTACAACAACTCGCTCAACTACTACAAGGGCGACGCCAAGAAGTTGATTGGCGTGCTCGGACGTACCCCAAACGCAACGGCATCGGCAATCAATCAGCGCGACGACGATCAGGTGACCGAGGCTGAAGACGCAAATAAGATTCTGGCGGAGTTGCGGTGGCATTGGGACGTTGAGGTCCTGAATAGCTATCTGGTCTTCTACTTGTGGACCTGCGGCCCGGTGTACGGGTATACGCCATTCGGGGCGGACGGGCGGCGGTTCGGGTACACCGAGATTCCTAAATACCGGATGGAATCGGTCGAGGTGGAGCCGGGGTATTTTGAGGACGTTCCGGTACTTGACGGCTACGACTCTTTTGCCAATGGCAGCGTATCGCTGATCCTTGCGACGGACTACGAGATCATCAAGCCAACTCGCATCAAGTCGTTAATCGACGCGCCGTGGCTGATCTTCGAGCGGGAACTGCACAAGTCCACAATCCTCTCCCGCTACCCGGAAGCAAAGAACCCGGAGATTTACGCCAAAATCGGCGGATCATCGCAAGGCTTCGACAACTACGGCAAGACCGCCCGCGATCAGGCGGCGTCGGCAGCGGCGTACAACCGGCCCCTGTCCACGAACTACTGGACGGAATCGCTCATCTGGTTGCAGCCGCAGATGTACGACATGCTGGAGATGCAGGATGAGCAAGGCAAGCAGCTTGCGGCCGTTCTGCGTTCCGAGCATGCTGGCGGCGCAAAGGTCGTTATGGTCAACGGGTATGTGATCCGGATCGAATCGGAGAACATGCACGATGTCTGGTTCGAGTGTCCGGCGGAAGTTGGCCAGTCCCTTGATGAGCCGGCCCTCGGCGACGAGACGGCGAGGTTGAATCGCGGCATCGACGATATGTACAACGTGTTCCAGGAAGTTGCCGAGAAGGGCAACCCGATCACGTTTTACGATCCGCAGGTTATCGACCCAGGAGCCATCAGCCTCCACGCTTCCAATCCGGTGGACTACCTGCCGGTGATGCCGGGGCAGGGTGGTGACATCCGCAAGGGTATTCACACATCAGAACCAATCGAGATCCCGCAATCAGCGGTGACGCTCTTGGAGTACTCGAAAAACGCAATGCGGGAAAACTCCGGAATCACCCCGGCGCTTTCCGGCAGCGAGACGAAACAGCAAACGCTAGGCGAAGCCGAGATCAACCGAAACATGGCGCTTCTGCCCCATAACGTAACTTGGAACTTCATGCGGCGTTTCTGGGCTGGCGTATTCACTAACGGGATACGCCAGATCGCAAAATACGGCTTGTCGAAAGCCTACTTCGGCGGCGAGCGGTCAAACCCCGTGAAGGAAGTGGAAATTCCCCGACTCCGCGCTGTTCTAAATGGCCGATGGAAAGTGGAGTGCGAGGAAGCTATTCCGATGACATGGGGCCAAATCCGGGCGCAATCCTTCCAGATCATGGATAAAGGTCCCGAGTTCTGGAACATGATCGGCATGCAGGACCCGCGCAACGTGATGGCGTTCCTGAAGTCCATTGGTAACAGCGACTACATCCTACCTGGCGAGAAGCAGCGCGACAAGACGCTCTTCGACATCAATATGCTCCTGCGAGAGAAACCGACGCAGCAGTTCGACCCGATGACCGGGCAACCGCAGTTGATGGCGTCGCAGCCAGCAGACGACTTTGTGGACGATCACGCGCTTGTGGTCCAGATCGTCAAGGAATGGGCCATAGACGACGCCGGACGCGCGGCGAAGGCCGAGAATCCGGAAGGGTACATGAACGTGATTCTGTGGGGGAAAGAGCATGCGGCCATGGCCGCGCCACCTCCCATGCCTGGAGATCCAATGCAAGGCGGCGATCCATCCGCTCCTGGTGGACCGCCAATGCCATCGCAAACCGATATCGGTTCGATGCCGCCGAGCGGCTTTGAGCCAACTACACCGCTTGTTCCAGAGGAACTTGTGGGCGCAGCCCTGGAAGGGGCGTAAGGAGAACAATGTCAGCCAATCCGGAAGGCATTCAAATTAACGTCGGCGGACTTCGAGAGGCGATAGCCGCATCGCTAAACCAGGCACCGGTGCCACTTGCTGTGTTGCAGCAGCAAGCGCCCGTTGCCGCTCCCGAACCGGCCGTAACAGCACCGCCGCCAGAGGCTCCTGCGGGGTCTCTTGAACCGGGTGCTCAGCCACAGACGGATCTTCCGATCCAAGCTGAAGATGACTTTGAGCTGGATCTCAGCAAGAACCCTCTGAACGAGGAACCTGCCGCAGACCCAGCCGCCCCCGCTCTTGAAGCGCCGATGACCCGCCGCGAGGCGGAAGTCGAGTTTCAGCAGCTTCTCAAGACCAACCCTCGTTTTCAGAGGATCTATGAGAACCACACACAACTCTCAAAACTAGCCGCTCCTCCCGAGGAGGGCGGTATTGGATTCCGGCCCGACGCGGACCAAGTGCGAGAGTGGCACCAAGCGCACGCGACCATGGACCAGATGATACGGGACTTCAGCACCGGCACTCCGGATGCGATGAAGAACTTCGTTGACTTCTGGGTCGGTAAGGACGCAAGCGGGGCCACGATGCGTGGGGCGGACCAGTTCGCCGAAAACTTTCCCGTGCTGCTGGCGCAGTCAAACCCGGAAGCGTACCAGAAGATCGGTACTCATTACGGCACCAATGTCGTCAGCACGCTTACCCAGATGGCGCAAAGCGCCGGTTACTCTGACGATGATAAAGCGCGTCTCGTAGACGCCGCTAACATCCTCGCCAAAGTCACCGGAGCGCCGCTCCAGGCGCAGCCGCAAGCCGCGCCGGCCGCCAAGCCAAACGATGAGGTGGCCGCGCTCCGGCAGCGCATAGCCGAGTTGGAAGGCCGTGGTCAACAGCAAGCACAGGAATCAGTCCGGTCAACGGTCATTCGCAACTTCGATACGGCTCTCGAACGGGACGCCGATGCCGCGCTCAAGCCGCTGAAGGCAGCATACGCCAATCAGCCGATCATCTTCGATGCCCTCCGCAAGCAGATGGTTGGCGAGATGCGGGAGATTGCAATGAGCAACTTGGCTATCCGGAACGAGATCAATAACCACATCAACGCAATGACCGCCAGAGGGGATACATCCCAGATGGATCGGGTGATTCGTTTGTGGCGACAAGGGTACGCGGACTCGCTTCCGGCGGTTCGCCAGAACTATTTGAAAGCGGCTGGCGCGACTGTGATGCAATCAGCAGATCAAGCTCGCGCCGTAATGCAACAGGCCAGTACGAAAACCGCTCCAGGCCCCGGAACTGCCCCCGGCCAATCGACCAGCTTTCAGTCCATCGCAGTCAACCCCGGTGAGTCATCGGCAGACGCGACACGGCGGATTCTGGCTGAAAGGTTCCAAGCACTTCGAGGATAGCCTGGACGCATCCAGGAGAACTAAATGCCTGCTTCCATTGCAGATTCCTACAATATCCAGCTTGAACAGGTTTCGGACATTCTTGCCCGTTACTATGACCTGTCCACGAGCCTTGCCTCCAAGCTGAAAATCAGCAAAACCGTAGCGGCCTCCCGCTACCTCTACCGCATCCCCTTCATGCGTTGGGTGGGCGGCACGTTCCAGAAGTACTCCGCCAACCGTGGCGACATGGGGTCCGGCACCGGGCCGAACTTCAACTCTCTGACCGCTGGTTATTTCGACAGTGTTTTCAACTTCGAGATCACCAAGGAACAGAAGGACTACATGAAGTCCAACGGCAGCGCCATGGCCGACGTGCTTCAGGAAATCCTCACTAACGCCTTCACGCAACTGGAAGTGTACGACAACACCTTCCTGTTCGGCGACGGCACCGGCAAACTGACGAACTCGTCCAGTGCCAGCCCGTCCACCACGCAACTCACCTTTGCAGGCACCACCGACACCCTCGGTGTGAACCGCCTGTGGCTCGGCGCTGCCGTTGATGTGTGGGATTCGACCGGCGCGACCAAACGCGCAAACGGCCCGTACTACATCAGCAACATCGACTGGAACTCCAAGATCGTCACCTTCAGCGTCGCTCCCACCGCCATGGTATCCGGCGACTTGCTGGCGGTCTACAATGTGGACGCCTATGGCCCCGCTGCGTTGACCACGTTCAGTTCCACTTGGCCCGGTGGCGGCACTTCCAACGCCCCCGGTCTGACCGGCGACTCGTGGCGGCATGGCCTTGGCTATGTCAACGACGCCACGACCGCCAATTACTACCTCGGGAAGCTGAAGTCCACCTACAGCGAACTGCTGCCGGTGCAGATTCCGGCGGCCAGCGCCGCGCTGACCTTCTCCACCATCGAACTCGCGAAGAACCTGGCCATCCAGAAACGCGACCAGTCGATTATGGATGGAATGCAGTGCGTGGTTCACATGGCCCAGCGTGCGCAGTTGCAGGATACGGTTACCGCCGTCTCCGTGTTCCAGCGCAACTCGACCAGCGCCAACATGATCGACCTTCAGCCGAAGGCCGATAACGAGTTCCAGGCGGCCGGCGTGTCGTTCATCGTGGATAAGCGCCAAGACAAGGCCCGCGTGGATTCGTTCAACGCGAAGAACTGGTTCCGCGTCGAAGGTCACCCGTCCGAATGGTTTGACTACGGCGACGGCCAGAAGATGAAGGCGGTCAACTCTGCGACGACCGGCAACGTTGTTGCGGCGTACGAAATGAAGATCGTTCAGAAGATGGACACCGGCTGTATGGACCCCGGTGCCGGATTCTTTATCTCCGGCCTCGCTGTTCCGTCCAGCTACTAACAATAGTGCGGGGGCCTTTGGGTCCCCGCACCCTACCAGGAGTTGACATGAAGGCAGAGAAAGAATGACCGCCCAAGAAATCGTAGATCAGGAAAATGCAGTACTCCGGGCGGAACTTGGGACGCAGCCGCTTTGGGCGTGGAAGCACTCATCGACGCTTCGCATTCGCGTGCAAAAGATCCTGGAGTCCTCGACATCGCCAACCGGCATTGATCCGCAGTACCACTATAAAGCCAACCCGGCCACCGGGCTCATTGAGTTGTCACCGGAATACGTGGATATGCCGATGCTCCCCATGATTCCGAATAGCTGGGTGTTGTGCCGTTTTGTCCCGGCCGATCAGGAATCTATCTTCCGGCAGCGCTTCGGCGTGCGTGTCGAGTATCCGGTCGGCGGCATCTGGCAGCCATTGCAGCACACGGCACTCAAGCCGGGAGTGATCCCCACTCGCACCGACACATGGAACATGATCCAAGGGGCCAGAGCCAACCGAGTGGCCGTGCGTGACTTCTTTGACAAGGCGGAAGAAATCCAGGACAAGCGCGAAAGGGCAGATGCGGTTCGATTCGGCGATATGGTGCGCGACCGTTTTAGCGCAGGCATGGAAGTTCCAGGCAGCAAAAGTTCAGCATCGTTTTTCAACGCGCCTTCGGCGGAACCAGTAATTCTCACAAAGGAATCAGTATGAGCGCAGCAACACAAGTTTTACCCAATTTCCCGAGCATCCTGCCATCCATGGTGTCTGAGGTTCGGATTCTCTCGATCTGCCCGCTGGAAAGGACCAAGACGCAATCGCTTGGCCATTGTCAGTACACCTTCCGCATTCCGGCGCAGCCGCGTGACAAGTACCACATCCTCACAGTGGCCGACACCTACCAACTCATTCGCGGCGGCTTCGATGAGTTGAACGACTCAAACCCTGACCCAACGCTACAGCCGGCCCCGATTCGGGCGTCTGTTCTGGCTCAGTCGCTTGTGGCTGAATGGAATCGCTCCATCGCGCCAGTGGGTAGCTTTGGGCTGTACGTCATGCCGAATGACTTGATGGAGGGGACGCCGGAGTTTGCGGCGGTGCTGCGTACGCTGTCAGCGCAGGTCGCGCAGTTGGCTGAGTGGGCGATCCGTGACGCCAGCGACAAGGCCAGCAACGGGGACTCCAAGTACATCTCCGATGGGTTCCACCGGGAGTTGGCCAAATGGATGTTCGGCGATCAGGCTATCGCGCTGCCGTGGTACAACGCGCAGACCGTCGAGACGATGAAGAAGTGCTTGAAGTGCGGCGAGTCCATCAAGTACGAAGCCAAAGGTTGCAAGTCCTGCGGCGTCGATCTCATCGAGTACTACATCAAATATCAGGACGGCCTATCACCCGACGCCGACCCCGTGGTTGCGGCCATCGTCACCAAGATGCAGGCCCCCAAGCAAACGCAAGGCACCACTACGAAGGCGGAAACGGAACCTCTGTTCATCCGGTCCAACGTCGGCACTACGCTTCCGCCGGACGCTCGCGTCTTGTTGGTAAACGCGCTCAACGGCGAACAGAAGGCCGAGATGCACGCAAAGAAGGGTCAGGCGGAAAAGGACGAGTACCTGATCGCCATGATCCCAGATCTGTGCATGAAGAACCGGCAGTTGCTCGATCAGATGACCGCAAAGGGATATGTCGTTTCCAACGCTCACTGAAATCTACGATAAAACCCGCTCGGAGTGCGGTGACACCGAGGTGGCTGGTGGCCAAATCTACACCAACGCCTTGCTGTTGCCGCATATCCAAGCGGCGTGCCGCGAGTTGTGGCGCGGGATGCGCACCCTCGCTGTTCCGCGCGTGTCGCGCACGTTCTATTACACTCTTCCCGCAAATACATCGGTATTCTACCCATCGACGGCGCTTATCACTGACTTCTCAGAACCGTCCGGTCCAGTATCCGTGCGCGGGTCGTTAACTTCGATAGGCGTGGCTGCTGCTACGCAGGCCTCTGGCTTTTTGGACATTACCTGTACCGGAATCCACGGGTTGTCCACTGGGGCGGTGGTGGTATTACAGCAACTGGGCGGACTAAATGGAGCGAACGTCGCGTGTACGGTCACAGCAAGCTCGGCGTCCCAACTTTTTGCCAACGGCCTTGTCACGACTGGCACGTATACCAGCGGCGGCAACGTTGTGACCAGCCAAAATGAGTTTGGTCCATTGCCTTGGGCAAGCGCTCTTCCGGCGACAACGCAGGCCGTAGACGGCATCAGTTCTGTGGTGTACCAGGACGGCTTCTTTCAGTTCATGCCGTCAACGACAGAGCAGCAGATTCGAGTGCCGTATTGGTCAAGCGCGGCAGTACCAACGACCGGAACGGATACGGTAGCAGTCAACGACTGCATTGACTTTTTGTCTCAGTTCGCCGGCTCAAAGGCATGCAAGGCACAGGGCGCGAATGATCGAGCAGCCTCATTATGGGAGGAAGCCGTAGGGCCAGCGTACACGAGCGGCGTGATCGGTGGAAGCCTGCGGCAATTGCTTGTCACCGCCGTCCGGCAGATTCAAAATCGAGATCCGTATGATCGCGGCCCGCGACCGTTCCGGCCGCAAATGGACAACTACGGTTACATCTAAATGATCGATTCGACGTGGGCAAAAGAGGAGATATCGGACTTCGGTGGCGAATGGCGTCTTATTGACCAAGACGACATCCCGCCGGAGCGTGCTCTTCGTGCGCTCAATTGCTCATTCATCCCTGGGTCGGTGTTTGTCAGAAACGGCTTCGCGTCGGCGTTTAACCCAAACGATATAGTCAATTCGATGAAGCACTGGCTATTCGGCGACGCTTCGTCGAGCGGCAAGTCCTATCTCATCTGGCACAAGCAAGGGTACGGCGTCCGACTGGCCGACCTGTCCGCTCCGTCTGCCACCGACCTGTATGCGGTGACCGGAGCGCGCGGGGCGCTATTTGCTAACGCCGGAGCCAAGTTCTATGCAGCCCACTACAACACGTCTGGCGTTGGCGTAGACGGCGGCAACGTGTACGGCAACAGCATCGGCGCGGACTCGCTGTTCGCCCGCCCCATGTTGACTACCGAGGTAACACTGACGGGTGGTGCTCCGAGTGCCGGTGGCAACTGCACGGAAGGAACCCGGAAGATCGGGTTCATCATGACGACGAGGAACGGGTTCACCGGACGCCCAGCGCCGACGAACACATCGCTCGTTCTGCAAGCCACTTCCGTCACGACCACATCCGCCAATAAGCAGTTTCTTGTAACTGTCACACCGACGACAGTATGGCCAGCGTGGGCTGGGTCCATCCAAATCATCATGACAACGACGGTAGACCCTGCGACGTACTATTTCGTTCCTGGGACTGTGCTGGGCACCCCGGCTGGCGGCGGCTTAGCGGTATCTACGACTATTAGTATCTCCGATGATGACCTCGTGATTGACGCGGGAGTTTCCGACGCAACCAAGTATTTCTTCCTTTTAACGCAGGATTCAAGCGGTGTCGCGCCATTCAACCCGAGCGCCGTATTCAACGCCGGGAACCGCATGGCATACGTGTTCCGCAATTCTGCGTACGGGCAGGGGATGTTCATTTCGAACCCTAATCAATACCAAGAAATTTCAGCCAGTCGCAACCTTGTCTACCTTCCAGGCCAGTTGCAGGTTACGACCGGATTCTATAAAGACAAGGTGATCTACGCTATCGGCGACGATTGGACGTATGCGGTCGGCGACACTGGAGATGACCCGTCCTCATGGGCGGCGGCGACGTGCATAGACTCCTCTATTGGCACGATGTGCCCGGAGGGCGTCAGCTTCGATATGGCGCGAGGGATTGGATGGGTGGCGCACACCAGCGGGCTCTACCGCTTTGCGGGAGGCGCGTACGACGATATGCCAGCGTCGTACATGAACTCGACCATCTGGAATAAAATCAACTGGACGGCGGCCCCGTACTGCCTCCGTGTAGTGGATTCCAACACGATCAACACAGTGTTCGTTGCCGCGCCAATGACCGCCACCGGGCGGGTGTCAACGGTCGGTACCGCTGTGACGTGGGTTGACGCCGGATACCAGAACGACAACGACGACTTTTCGACAGCCTGGGTATCTGGGCAGGCCATCACCATTAATGGCGTCTCGTACTCTATCTCGTCGGTCACCAGCCGGACGGCGCTCGTGTTGACTGGATCAGCGGGCACGCAAACAAATGTCGCTTATAGCGTTGCTCCGACCTATAACACAGAGTTATTGACGTGGAATTACACTAAGGGCGATTCGGTCGATACGATTAAGTTTTCCCGGTGGCCGCTCCAGGGGCTTGCCCCGAGCGCCATTACGATGGTGAACAACTACACCAACAAACGCCAAGAGTTGTGGGTCGGTCTGGCGGCGGCGGGCGCAATCTACCGGCAGAAGCAGGACAACGAAACCAACCTGTACCGGGACGGATCGAACCCCATTGACGCGCTTTACCAGAGCGGCTTGTTCGCCAACGATGGCGACGGCGGAACGCTTCAACACCACGGCGCAGACTTTCGCGTTCGCGGTTCAGGAACCCTGAACATCACAGCGTCAACGCTCGACGGGGCGCAAACGGCCACGCTGTCACCGATCACGCTGGCCACGGCTCCGGGCCGTGAGTACTTCCGTGGGATGCGGCTCATCTCCGAGCGGGCGTACTACACAATTTCCAACGCAAACACCCTTGACGCGCATTTCCGCCTGTCGCTCCTGCGGCATTACTTCACACGATACACGATGATCCGATGAGCATAACCATCCCCTCCCAGCCACTCCTCGCACAGCGCTCCCCATATTCACTGGACATCCGCGCTGCCGTGGCGGGCCTCAACGGGAAGGGCGGTGACATGACGATCATCGCAAGCGCACTGAACCAGATTCAGTCATCGACCAACCGGCTGGAAAAAGCCATGCGGGATTCGGCGAGTAACACGTTCGGCGAGATCATCATTCGAGATGCAAGCGGGAAGCTGATCGGCTGGATAGGATCGAGAGCGCCCTATTTCGGCGGATGGGTTCAGCAACTCTACGTTGGCGCAGACGGCCCGGATACCGCCCCATTCTTTGCTGACGTGAATGGCGACGTGATTATCGGGAAGAACGGATCTCTCTCAATACAAGACGGAGGCGCGAATGAGGTTGGCTGGCTTGGCGTACAGGCTGATTCGCCGAAGACGATTACTGGCGCAACGAACGCGACCCCGATTGTCGTTACCTCGAATGCTCATGGCTACGAGGACGGGGATACGGTATTTATTGCAGCCGTCGGTGGTAACACGGCAACGAACGGCTATCGCATCGTTCAGGGCGCTACCCCCAACACATTTGAATTGACCGATTTGTCCGGCATAGATGTGGCTGGATCTGGCGCATACACGACCGGCGGCACGGCGACTCGATACTTCGGCGGAGGCCGGTTTCAGACCATTGCGGTTGGTGACTCTTTTACCAACTACAAATTGCGGGCGTACGCTGATGGACAACTGAAGATCAAAAATGCCTTGATTACCCTGACGGACGTGGTGAATAACGGGTACATCGAACTAAACCCATCGACGGGTCCAGACGCAATCTTTCGTGACACCTTCACAACAAATCAGATTCGCTTGTTCCAGGGGACCATGTTCGCAAATAACGCCGCGCTCACGGGCGAGTATGTTCAAGTGGCCAGATCTGGCATAAGCGTCTACAACTCTACCCCGGTCCTTGCGATCAACTTAACGTCTTCCGGTACGGGTGGGTCGGTGACCGTCAGAAACTCCACGGCCACGGCGACCATCACCCTTACTGGGTCATCCGGGACCATCACCGCTACAAACGTCAATGTAACAAACGAATATCGCGTTGGCGGGACTGCGGTTGTCACTAGCGCGCGGGCAATCAACGCCACGGCTTATTCCGTCAGTGGAACCCCTGGTATCGACAACACTGCCAGTATCCCCACCAGTTTTTCCTACACCACTGCCAACGCCATTACAAGCGTTAATTTCGGCGGCTTATCTACGACATCTGCCTCTTTTATTCAGACCTTGACCTATACCAACGTGACGATCACCCACTCCAAGGGCGTCCTCACGAGCGCGGTCTGATAAGTCCTCAAGCGACTAGCTATCACAAATAGCTCACCACGAAACCCCATAGCAAACGAAAGGAACCGGGTAACTCCCGTAATACAACCATGCCATTTCGCGGCTCAGTCAAAAACTTCTTTTCCGCTCAGCGTGCTCCATTCGCCAAGCGGTTCGGCTTACTGCCAAGCGTTTCAGCCATCGACAAGGATTTCGACAACGACTACAGCCTGACCTTCTCGACCGCCAACGGTGCGTCGTCCATTCAGGCACTTCGCCTTGATGCGTCCAATCGGCTGATCCTTGGCTACAGCGCGACCTCCAGCGCCCTTAAAACCGTTCGCTTCGTGATGAACGCAAACGCCGGGGTTGTTGACCAAACGATTTGGATCTCGGATGGTGCTTACGAAGTCATTAGCGCCACCGAAATTCACTCCACGGCTGGAACCGATGGCGGCGCGGTTACCCTTGATATTGACAAGGACACTGGAACGCAAGCGCCCACGGTTGGCGCTTCTGTTCTTTCCTCTACGTTCAATCTCAAGGGGACCGCAAACACGCTACAGACCATCAGCGCAAGCACGACCCCGGCAAATGCGTTCATTGCCGCTGGCGACAGGATCTCGATTAACATCACTGGCGTCACGACTTCCGTCGCTGGCGTTGTGGTGGTGTTGAATCTGGCACCCGGATATTCCGGCGACCAAGCCAGCTTTGTGATGAACGCGAACGCAGGCCTGGCCGATCAGTGTTTCTTCACGGCAACGAAGAACATGCTCATCACGCGCATCGACTACGTGCATTCGGCGCTAGGTACGGACGCGAGTGCTGTCAACGTGCAGGTTACTAAAGATACCGGCACCGCCGCACCTGGCGCTGGTACTGACTTGCTCACGAATAATTCAAACGCTGGTTTTGATTGCAAGGGCGCAATCAACACTGTTCAAAACGGCACATTGACCGCAACTGCCGCCAACCTTCGGCTCGCTCCTGGAGATCGGCTGTCCGTTGACTTTGCCGGTACGCTTACCGCGCTGGCCGGCGTGGTCATTACGGTTACTTTTGCGCCGTACTTCCGCGTGTTCGATGTTGTCTGGAATATGAACGCAAACTCCGGCTTGGCCGATCAGTGCTTCTTCACGGCCAATCGTCCTGTTCGGGTGGTGGCAGTATCGGAGGTTCATTCGACGCTTGGCACAGACGGTAGCGCAGTCAACGTTCAGTTGACACTAGACCGGCTGACTGATGCTCCGGGGGCCGGGACTGACTTGCTCTCAAACAACGCCAACGCGGGCTTCAACCTCAAAGGCACTATCAACACAGTGCAAACTGGCACGTTTATCTCCGATTGGGCCAATACACTCTTGGCCGGGGATCGGCTGAGCCTTGACTTCGCTGGCACGCTTACTGCGGTGGCTGGAGTTCAGGTTACCGTCACGCTTCAGGAAACCTAAGAAAGATGGGGCGGCTTAAAAACCGCCCCTACAGCACTATGTTCAGCCAACCTCTTCCCATCCCAGAAGGAGCCATTCCGCTCCAGCCGAATGAAAAGGCGACGATACGGAAATACCTTGACCGTATCGAGGCCGCACAGCGCCAAGTAGACGTGGCGCGAGAGTCATTGAACGACATCTGCATGGCTATCGCCGCCCGCGACGGCCACACTGAAACCGCATTTAAGCTGAGCGCCGATCTAGGGTGCTTGATACCATCAAAGGAGTAGCCATATGCCATTCGTCGTACCCGGACAATCACAGCAACCGCAGCCACAGCAGGACCGGCAGCAGCCCATGCGCAACACCGGCGACCGCATGCCATACGGACGCCCTCAGCCGCAGCAGCCGCAGCAGCGCATGTACGGCCAGCAGCGCCAGCCTCAACCTCCCTACCGGCAGCCGCAGTACGGCGGCTACGGCGGGCCTCAGCGTCAAATGCAGCAACCGCAACGCGGATACCAGCCGCCCCCGGCTCGGCCGATGTCGAAGTATGACGACGAACGGCCCATGCCGCAGCCGGAACAGCAACAGTACCGTCCGATGCCGCAAGAGACGCGCTATCAGCAGCGCTCGTGGGGGATGCCGCCCATGGTCCCGCAGCGCGGGCTGGGTGGATACGGCGGCGGATACATTGGCGAGGAGACGCCGATGCCTATGCCCATGCCTCAGCCCATCGAAGAAGACATTGCCGGGTCTGAATACCGTCGTCAGGTAGAGCCGACGATGGGGCGGTATTGATATGGCGGTGCGAATGGATTACGGGCGTGACGGTGTCGGGTCCCGGCGCATGTCGGACGGGTACGACGAGTACCTCAACCCAGAGCCGCCGCCGCAGCAGTATGGGCCGCCGCCGCGCGGGTCCGTGCCGTACTCAACGCAGCCGTTCTACGATGGCACCGACTTTGTTCAGCAGTCGAACAATAACCGCGCCCGCGCCACCGGACAGGGCGACCAATTCAATCAGGAGTTGGTGAATTACGGCCAAGACCAAGATTGGTGGAACCAGTACTACCGTGGACAGGGAGACTCCGCATACGGCGAGATTGCCGCTGGTCGTGGCGGGTACGGCCAGCAGCAACAGGAAGACATCCTGGGGCGACGCGGACTTGACGACATGCAGATGACGCCGGAGGAGCGAGAGTCTCGATTCCTGTCTGGCGCTGAGCGGGATCAGATATACGGCGACCCCAACAAAGGCCTTGCATGGTTTGACCCGGCATGGCTGGACTCGATCAATACCGAAGGAAATAAGCGTATTCACGAGAACGTCGATGAGTCCGGACGAGCGCTCAACAACACCTACAACGAGGACGCGCTATCGCTGTCCACGGGATACCGGGACGAACTCGGCAATATCGTCGGCAACCAGGCTTCCGGTGTTCGCGGGGCGCTTGATGGCGGCGCTGGCCGCGTGCGCGGTGCCATCGACTACGGCAAGCTATCGCTCGACCCTGAGTTCCGGCGCAAGTACGAGATGACAGATCGGGATGTCAACGACTTCACGCAAGCGGCGGCGCTGACACAAGGCAATGTCTCTCGTGGCCGGATAGACGCTATTGAACGCGCAGCAGCCGGGTCCGGCGGGATGTCCCCGCTGGCGTTAGCAGGGGCCTACAACGAACTGACGACCCGTGGCGACCAACAAGCCAATCGAGCCATGCTGGACGCCCGTATCGCGGCGAAAGGCATGCAAGCCGACCGCCTGAAGACCGCCGAAGGTATGCGGCTCGGCGCGGAAGACAACTACGCAGGAATGCTGTCTGGCGCGGAAATGGGATTGTCTGGCCGTGAGGCCGATGCGGAGATGGGTCTCGGCGACCGGGCGTATGGTGCGGCAACCGATTACGAACAGGCCCGCGTTGGGACGGAGCGAGATAAGCAGACCCGCCGATACCAGATCGCCGACAACAACGCCGACCGCAGCTATAACGCCATCAACCGGGTCAACGACAATACGCGCGATGCCGCCAGATACTCCGGTGAAACCGGGGCCGCGCTGTACAATGCCGCCGATGCCGAAGCCTCGCGCCGTGCCGCTGCACTGGCCGGTAATCGCCAACAGACGGAAACCGGAGCACAGTCAGACCAATACGACCGTCGCCGATTTGCCAATGAAGCGACCAGCAATCGGACCAGAACTGTCGCCGATCAGAAGTTGGCGCAAGAGAAAGAGTACCGCGACTGGCTTGCGGGGCAGCAGAAGCTCGCTAACGACAACGTGCAGAACACGTTCGGCAATCGTCTCCGTAATTACGGGCAGACGCAGCAAGCGGCGCAAGCCGGGACGAACGCGGCGGCACAATACCAGCTTGGGAAGGACTCTAACGGGTTCGGAGCCAACTTCAAGCGGGCCCTGGGGAGCGGGCTCGGATCGTTCATCGGCAACCCGTCTAATGCGTTCAAGTCGTCTAAGTCTGCTTTTGGATACTAACCATGGGACCATTCTTCGACCCTCGTAAACTCCTCCGCACCCCCGGCTTCGCCCCGGATGGCCTGTACGATGAACGCGAAGAGGCCCCGGCGCTCCCGCCCCCGCCGCCGCCGCCGCAATACCGACCCCGTACGCCCATGGCTGAGTACGACGCGCCAGAGCCGCGCGGCATGAGCGGCTTGCTAGAGGACGCACCGGTGGCTGTTCCGCAGCGCGAGTACGGGCCGCTTCCGCCGCGTCAATCGCAGCGCATGGAGTTGCCGGAGCCGCCCGCGCCGCCGAAGGTTGGGCTGACTCGCAAGATCCTTGGCACCGTCGCGTCGATGTACGTTCCTCCGATTGGCCGCGAGATCCTTGCGCCTGGTTACGACCGTCAGATGCGGGAGTATCAAGGACGGGTGGCGACCATGATGGGGCAGTCGAAGTTAGATCATGAGGCGGCGCAGACGCAAAGCCAGATGGCGATGGCAGAAGCATCTGCTGCACGGCGTGATGCAGAACGGGCGCGTGGCAGAAGTTATGGTGAGCGGCTACATAATGTCGGTCAAGGACAAGTAGCCGTGGATATAAATGGCAATCCCAAGTTCACCAACCCCAAGCCGCCGGAAACCAGAATCAAGATGGGCCGCGACAACAAGCCGTACTTCGGTGACGGGGTAGAGGGCAAAGACTTTTATTACGCCAACGGCAGTATGGTTGCGCCGATTATGAACAATGCGCCGCGCTCCGACCGTGGATATGACACCCTGAAGCAATCCATCAAAGACGCTCACCCTGATTGGGAGCAAGCCGAGGTGGACGCAGAGGCCGCGAAGTTATATCAGGAGCAGCGAAGGCTGGCAAACGAAGCCAAGCAGGCTACGGCAAACCGAGCGAACCGCCCAACCGCCGCACGCGGCACTGGCGGATTAACGGCGAATCAGTCGGCGGCTGAGAACCGGCGAAAGATCCAAGAGAGAACAGACGCCTTCATCGCAGAGAGCGGCGGTGAAGACAAGGCGCTGGCCGACATCAACTCGTGGGCAGAAAGAGACGAGACGGCGGAGCAAGTTCGGCAGCGCTTGATGGCCATGAAAGGGGAGAAACTGCGCAAACCACAGCGCGGCGGGAAAGTAGACTTGCGTGGGGCGCTGAGAGGCGGCGGCGCTGCACCGGCGGCTAAACCAGCAGCGGCCAAGCCGCCGGCTCCCGCCGTTGGTACCGTCAAGGGCGGCTACCGCTTCAAAGGCGGTGACCCAGCATCGCCGTCGAGTTGGGAGCAGGTCAAATAAATGCCAGCGGGACCGTGGGAAGAATACGCAACAACGACAGACTCCGGCCCTAAGCCGTGGGAAGAATACGCCGCGCCTAAGCGCTCGGTCGCACCACTCCCCAACGTCGTCGCGCCCACGGTCAAGCCAACCTCCACGCCAGCGCAGGATTTCAACCGGGCATTGCGGATGCCCGGCGTCACGAGCGCCGAAAAGACGACGTGGGAGAAGGTGAAGGACTTCGCCACCACTCCAACTTTTGACAATGTTGCGCTCGAAGGCGGGGCACCTAACATTGGATCTCTTGAAGTTGGCGGTGGCTCATGGAAGACCGAGCCGGTTAAAAGACGGGTCAAAGATTATCTTGCGGAAACAGGCGGGAGCGCAATTGAAGGCGCGGCAAGGGGTGTCGGCAATCTTATCAACAGCAATATAAACCCATTGAATGCTGCAATGGCCACTGGTATCGGCATGGCTCCCAAGCTGGTCCAAGCGGGCATTGGCGCGGCGTTTACCGGCGAGCAGTTGATGACGCTGCCGGAGCAGGTCAAGGGTGTCAGGGATGTGTTCTCCGACGAGAATACGACATCAGGCGACAAGGCACAGGCAGTCACCGAGTTACTCGGGACGACGGCGCTGGGCGTGCTCGGTGCAAAAGGCGCTGTACGAGACTTCCGCACTTCGCCGCAGGTTCAGGCCCGCATGCGACCACGCATCCTTGGTGACATGGATGCGGCCATGGATATCGGCTATGGCCTGGGAGAAAACCGCCGTACCCGCCAGCAAGGGCGAGAGATGGTCAATGAGGCGGCAGAAGGCTCTCAGGCGCGGATGAATCGGTTTGAGTTGCCGAAGACGCTGATGCCGACGCAGGAAGGGGTTACTGCGCCTGCCACGCCGAGGCCTCCGTTTGCGGAACAGGTGGCTGAAGGCAACGACCGCACGGCGAAGCTGCTGGAGAATTACGACAAAGTGGCGAAGGTGGTGGAGGCTCCGATGGAGTTGCCGCCTGCGCCGGAGGTTGCGCCGGTTCAGCCTGTTGGCGACTACAGACCCAATACCGACAATCTCGGCAGTCGATATTTAGAAAAACACTCTGGATACGGGAATACATGGCATGTTATTGATGGAAACTCCGAACAAGTTTCGTCGTTAGGTAGGCCAGACGGAATAGAGATTTTCAGGACTAGACCGTGGACGCCTAAAGAAGAACCTGTGGCCAGCCCATCCCCAGGTAACTATTACGCCGCGTTTAGAGATCAATCTGGAGAATTAAAGGTAGTTGGAACGATCAAAATGGATAGCCCGTATAGGGGCAATATGGACGGTGGAATACTTCACCTTGCGGTCAGGCCTGAGTTCCAAAGAACGGGAATTGGCTCATCTCTTATAAAGCAGGCGGCTAAAGATGGGTATGCGATCAAGCCAACTCAAGGAGATCTCCTGAGCGCAGATGGATCAAGGGCTATAAATCGGGTCAATAGCGAACTCAGACAAGCATCAGGAGATGCCCATGAGGTAGCGCCGCCCGCGCCGGTTGCGGAGCGTGCCGTGGAAGCGCCACAGCCGCCAACTACGGAGCCGCCTCCATCCCCCAACCTCCCCGACAGCCAAATCGTCCGGAACGCCATGCGCGGTGCTTCTGGGCGAGTTGGAGAAGCGGTGCTGGTTGAGGATGTCAGGGCGGCTTCTGGTCTGCCAAAGGACCGCTTTGACGCCGCCATGCTCGAAGCAAGCCGTAATGGCGATATTGTGTTGCACGAACACGACGCTCCGTCCCTACTTGACGATTATAAGCGTGATCAGATGGTGACCGACGGTGATGGCCGAACCTATATCGGCGTGTCGTGGTCTACGGATAAAGGCGTGCCTGGCTCCGCCGCTCCCCAGGCTCCGCAACCCAAACCAGCCGCCCCAGCCCCAGCCGATCCATTAGCACAGCGAGCCGCCGCACGCGCCAAGATCGCCCGCACGCTGGGCATGGACCCGGACACACTATCGCCGCAAGATAACGCCATTATTGACGGCATGTCATCGCAGGACCCGAAGGCACGGCGAGAGGCCCGCGCCAAGTACAACCGGCGCAGCAGCGAGGCTGGTTCGTGGAAGCCGTTCGCCAATCCCGGCAGGCCGCTCACGCCGTCTGAACTACACGTCTCCGAACAGGTGGCCAAGCGAGAGGCCGCACGACGGGCAATGCAAGCGTCTAAGCCGTCGCTGCTTCAGTTGTACTGGCATGGATTGCGGCCGGATTTGGTGGACGCGATAGCTCCCATGGAAGACGTTCACCGGGAGATCATCAAAGGCGACAATGACACCTACTCCATTCGCCCCAGCATGGAATTTGATCGGGCGGTAGCGAACGTCTATCGAGCCAACTCCCGCGCCGGAGTCTTCGCCAAGAAGACCGGACTGACGAAGGCCATCCAAAACTTGCCGACGCAGATGGACGTGGAGGGGTTCGACCGGCTTTTGCTGGCCCGTCGAGCCGCTGAGATTGACCGCACGAATGCGCAGAACGCGGCTGACCTTGCCGCTGCCAAAACATCCTACGCTGCGGCAAAGCAATCAGGGAGCAAGACCGCCGCCGAGCGAGCGATGAAAGAGATCGCGCGGCTGGAGGAGCGCGGACAGATTGAGTTGGGCCGAGAACCGGATGAAATCCTGAAGGACGACGCGCTTATCGCTGAGTTCACGCCGAAGTACCAGCAGCATCTCGATGCCGTCAAGAATCACGTCACCGCGCTTGAGGATATGATGGTGCAGTCGGGGATAAAAAGTCAGGCAGAAATTGACAATCTCCGAAAGATGTATCCAGACTACGCCGATCTTCACCGCATTATGCCGGAAGGGGTGGAGCCGTTTCAGAACACGCGCGCGACGGCCAGCAAGTCGTCCACGAATGTCATTCAAAAGCTCAAGGGCTCAGACAAACTGGCGATTGATAGCCCGCTAGAGAACCTTCTCAAAAAAACCAACCAAGTGATCCGGGAGGCGGCGCAGAACGAAGCCGCCCGCACTGCCGCGCAATATGGCGACCTTCCCGGTGGCGACAAGTTCATCCGCCGCATTTCCGCAAAGACTGCCGAGAAGATGAAGCCGGAGCAGTACTTCACCTACCTTGAGAACGGCAACGCCCAGCACGTTGCCGCGCCGGTTGAGTACGTTCGGGCAGCCAAGAGTTTGGACGCGCAGGGCATGGGCTTGCTTCAGCAGATTCTTGGCGGGGCGGTGCGGGCGTTCAAGGTCGGTACCACTGGCATCAATCCGATATTCGCGCTATACAATTTCACGCGCGACCAAGCGACGCGGCACTTGAACCAAATAAGCGTGGACCGCATGGCGGAGAAGGCGAATCCAGGGTCCAAGTCGATAGCCGGAAAGATCGGTGATCTCACCGGCATCCACATGGATATTGCTAAGGCCACGCTTCAGGCGATCCGCGATGTGGGCGACAACTACGTCTCCGCCCGCAACGGCATGTACGACGAGATGGTTTGGAACGGTGGCGGCGGCAACTCGTTCGACCTGTACCGGGAGCAACCGCTCCTTGGGGTGCGCGACATCCGGGCTCAGAAATACAACACCCTCGGGAATGTATTTCGGGATGAGTCCACGCTTCCGAATCAGAGCGTGGCGCGCACGCATCGTTTTGAGTCCGGCACAAGCCGCGTCACAAACGCCCTTCGCGGCGGTTGGCGCGATGTCGAGAACTTCATCGGCATGACGGAAGACATGACCCGCATGCAGGCATACCGCATCGCCAAGGCTGAGGCGATCAAGCGAGGGATGGGAGAGCAAGACGCCGCTGCTACCGCCGCCAAGGCATCACGCCAGGCCACCGGCGACTTTTACCGGGGCGGCAACTATAAGCGCGGCCTGATGGTCCTATTCCCATACGCCAACGCTGGCATCCAGGGTACTCGAAGTTCGATCAGCGCGATGCGCAAGGACCCGGTGGGGTTTGCGACCAGAGCAGCTATGACGGTGGCGATCCCGGTGGCTATCGCCACACTGCACAATATCAGCACGCCGGAGAAACGGAAGGCGTGGGAAGATATTGAGCCGTGGGAGAAAGACAAGTCTCTAATTTGGTTGCCGGAGAATCCGAAGAAGAACAGCAGAGGCACATACGACGCGATTAAACTACCGATGGCTCCTGGGATCAGCGATGTCGGCACGTTGGTGCGCCGGAACATCGAAGCGCAGTACGGCGGCGATCCAGTAAAGGCCCAAGAATATCTTGCCGCCGTCTACAACTATCTCAACCCGATCTCCGGGACCGGCGAACAGATGGCGGGCCAGTTTGTGCCGATGACAGCTAAGCCCGCCGTTGAGGTGTCGGTCAATAAGAATTTCTTCACGAACCGTGATATCGTTCCGCAGCGGATGCTTTCGCTCCCAACATCCGAACAGCGCTTCGACTCCACCAGCGGGACGGCGCAGATGATCGGAGATGCCATCGGTGCGGCTCCGTTGAAGGTAGACCACATGATCAAGGGCCACCTTGGCACTGTCGCACCGCAGGTCCTAAACGTCGTGGACCGAGCCCGCAAAGGTGTGGCTGACGCCATTCCAGGCAATAATGCCGTGCTCGACTACCTGCGGAAAGTGCCGGTCGGCGGCGAGTCCACTGCGCAAGCGTTTGGCCGGCGTGCGCTTCAAGCCCGTGGCGGCGCGACCGACGAGCGCGAGATGGCGGCTATCGACGAGGCGTCGCAAACCATCGCAAAAGAAAAGGCCCCGAACATGCGGATGGCGCGGGAATTGTTCAACGCTTGGAAGGACGACAGGGTAGAGGGCGAGCGGCGCATGATTGAGGCCCTAGATAATGGCACCATGAGTGAGGAAACAGAAGATTATATCGCTAAAATGGTACAGGGAGAACAGTCGGGACTGAGCAAGTCAGATCGATACCTTCTTCACAAGAGCGCCGACGAGCGAGCGGAATATTTTCTCGGCCTGATTAAAGGAAAGAGCGAGGACGAAGCGGTCGCCATCCTTGAGCCATTCCAAGAGAAAAAGATTTTGACCGATAAAGTCCTGGAAGCGATTGCCGAGCGCAGGGCTAAACAGAAATAACCACACACGAGGAATTATATGAATTTCGTAGCACCCAACAGAACACAGAATGTTTCCATTGAAGTTGCCGAGGCGTGGGTGAAGTCCAAGCAGGCGCTTGGCTTACCCTTCGGCCAGCTTTGCGTGGAAGAGGTCGGCGGAGGAGCGATGGAGATCTATCCTATCGATCAAGTTCCGGCAGGGGAACTCGCTCCCGGAGAGAAGTACTATGTCCACGTGCAGGGGCCGTCAGGGCGGCTATTTGTTGTCGCGTCGCTGATCGCCACGGAAAAGATCATCGGCGATCCGACCACTGCGTTTCGCAGCATCTGCGATGAACTGGACCTCGACGCCGAGTCCGCCATGCTCAACATCCCGGAAGTCCGCAAGGCTATCAAGCGGGCTCTCACGGCTTAATGCAATCACCGGCAGAGGGCATACTTTGGTGTGTCCTCTGCATACTTTCAATACGTGCGATAAAGGGGAAGCGATGAACGACTGGAAAACAAGCATCTGTGGATTCGTGGCGGCGCTGGCAGGAGCGGCGGTAGCCAACCCTGGCGCATTTGGAATTCCGGCTGATCTTGCACCGGTAGCGCAAGCCATTGCCGTGATCTCAACTACCTTGTTGGGGTGGTTTGCAAAAGATTCAAAGAAGCAGTAGATCCCAATGCCGGAGTCTATCTTGGCCTCACAGGAACCGCTCGAAGCACTTCATCGCATGGGGCAAGTCCTTGTCACATTGCGCGACGACGTGGCGCATTGCCGCACGTCAGAAGCAGTAATTGAGCAAAAGCTCATCAGTATTGAGTCTCACCTCGGAACGCTAAACGGACGCACGGCAAAGAACGAAGACCGTATAGCCGTGCTAGAAACAGCGTTGGCGGAAGTTCGTGGCGCGTGGCGGTTCGTGGCTCTTGTGTCAACGATTCCAGCGGGAATTATTGGCGCGGTGGCGTCATGGATAGTGCAACACGGTGGGGGCAAGTAGTGCCCGCCGTCGTCCAGAAGTGGCGGCGGATCATGTCGGTTGGCTGCAATCATGGCGCATACGCCTGCCAAACGGCACAGGACAACATTTTAGCTTTCCGGGAGCGATTTAACCCGGAAATTGTCATCGACCACGGAGACGTTCGCGACTTCACGGCGTTCCGAACCGGCGCAAAAGGCACCAGCGATGAATCGGCTGACGTGGATGTAGACTTTGACGCGGGGAGTGATTGGCTGAAGCGGTATCGCCCGACGCACCGCATAGAGGGCAATCACGACCACCGGATATACAAACTAGTGGGGACGAACAACGCGGTGATTTCGTACGCGGCTTCGCGCGTCCTGAATAGCATCCGCGAGATTGACCGGGAGAACGGAACGGTCGTCAACCCCTATCACCCGGTCAAGCAGTGGTTCGAGTTCGGCGGGTACAAGTGGGGCCACGGGATCTATTACAACGAACAGGCTCTTCGCGACCACGCCGAAAACTACGGCAACTGCGTCATTGCACATCTCCACAAACCCGGCATCGCGCAAGCGCGACGGCACGGCGGGGCTGTTGGCTACTGCGTTGGGATGACGGCCAACAAGCACAAGATGGAGTACGCTTTCAACCATCGATCCTGGCACGCATGGGCTCATGGTTGCGTGTGGGGAGAGGTTAGCGACACTTCGGCGGCGCTCAATCTAACGCAATGCGAGTGCGGTGACGGCGAGCCGGAAGAATGGCGGTTTCCGCTATGAGCTTCTTGAAAGAACTGGCTACCGCGCTGCAAAACGGAGGGCTTGACGAAGTGCCAGATGGATGGGAAACCGCAGAGCGACACGCGGCGGAAGCAGGCCTTTCAACGCCGCGAACGGCAGAGATACTCAAGCGCGGCGTAAGCGCTGGCTTAGTCGAGGTGAAGAAGTTTCGCATCATGGCAGGCGGCCGTCCGTACCCCGTCCCACACTACCGGAAGGTTGTTAAATGACTAGCAGATCAGATACTGTCAAAGTTTACCCGTGTGGGCGGACAGTGGTGGACATTGCCAAGCTGTTTGCCAAGCCACACATCCAAGCGCTCATGGCCGCAATGCTCGCGAATCTGAGGCTGGTTGTTAAATGAACCTTAAAGAGTGGCGATCGCTATTAAAGTTTTGGTGCGGAATTTTGAAAATCCGTCCGATGCCGAAGCTGTATATGGTACCGGCCGACCAGATCCCGCACTGTGATGCCACGGTCGAATACGACGGAAGCCAGCGACCGCCGTGGACCATCAGGGTGCGCGACGGGCAGCACAAGGACCCAGACCGCATTATGGCGCATGAACTTCTCCATGTGTGCTCGGAACTGACGGACCCGGTTCATGAGCGCTGGATTCACCCGGTGTCCGTAGCGCTCTCGCAAGCAATTAAATTGAAAGGCAACTCATGAAAAAACTACTCCTCGTGCTGGCGTCACTGTCGGCATTCGCGCAAACCGAGTTCCGGCTATCGCAGCGAAACCCGGATGTCGGCTATCAGTACATCGCCGGGTACTCAGGATCTAACCTGATTTATCTCTGCAAGGCCGCTTCGATTCAGCCCGTGTCGCCGGCAATCTCGGTGGCATCCGCTACCAACGCCAGTCCGACCGTACTGACCGTCAGCGGCGGGCATGGGTTCGATGTCAGTTCCAAGCCAAACATCTCCGTGTCCGGCGGCACGGGGAACTGGGTTGCAATCAATGGAGCGAGAACAGCGACGATCATCAGTTCCACCACACTCTCCATCCCGGTTGACGCGACGGCCTTCGGTGCTTTAACGGGGACGATTGTATTCACCACGCGAGCACCCAGGACGACATCAAGTATCTGGTCGGTGCAGTTCTTTGTTTACAGCGGCAGCAACATGATTTGGTCTGGGTGGTCCACCGGCGTGCCTTCCTCGACGACCACTTGCACGACCAGCCCGACGCAATATCAATGACATGAACATCGCACAGTCACTCATCGCTGTTGATTCGGTAGTATGGACTCCAGTTGTTGTCCCGAGCGCGTCCTTGTCCGGCAGGCCGTTTAACGTCAAGCGGATCATCGTGTCAAACAACGAGGCTGGCGCTCTTGATATTTACCGCCGGATCGTCAGTTCGTCGGCCACAACCCAACTGACCATTCCGGCCGGCACGCAGGAAGAGTGGATTATGTCCGATGACCCTAGGGGCATCACGGGCTATGCGGCGGCGCAGAATGGCGACGCTGTTTCATACCTGAAAAGCTCCTCCGGTTCGTTCAACGTCTCTGTGCTGTTCATTGGGTGAAAATATGAGAATCAGAATCTTAGGTAATACCGATTCCGCAATTGCGATTCGCGGAATGCTGAATCAAGATCCCACTGTGGTGGTCAGCGATGAGGGGTATCTGTACACGGTGGAGATCGTTCATTGCGACGGCCCTGTGCCGACAGTCGATGGCGTTGATTCGGAGTGGGAGCGCAAGCTAATCAACCGCATTGCCGACATAGCCGGGACGAACATCCTGCTACTTCGGCCTGGCGGCATCCAGTCTGACCAACATATCCGCATCGGCATCCCAGACGGGCGGCTTGCTCCCAAGGTTGAGAGAGGAGTCTTTCAGGCCGTCCTTCAAATGGCAAGCATGCCTCCGACGAATGTGGTGCGGGTTGCCAACGCGCTCAAGGCAGAAATGGTCGCGCTTTTAGAGGAGGCGCGAGATCTTGCGGCAATGAAGCCGGAACTACCTCCACTACCGCCTCCGCCGGTTAGCTGGATCGACAAGGTGAAGTCATGGTTCGCCTGATACTCGCGTTGGCGCTGCTGCCGTTGGCTGCGCAGATCCGCCCTCTGTGGCCGATTGTGCAGTCCTATACCGTGGCCAAACTTCCCGCTTTTGGCGTCCGCAATCGAATTGCCTTCGTCACCGACGCTGCCTCCACCGCCAGTTGTACGGTTGGCGGCGGGTCGGTTACGCTCTTGTGCCGGGACTCTGGATCGGCGTGGGCTCCAGCCATACCGAGCAGTGGCGGAACCGGTACCGTAACGTCCGTGTCGGTCACCACGGCCAATGGTGTTTCTGGCAGCGTGGCGACGGCCACCACAACACCAGCGATCACGCTGACGCTTGGCGGGATCACACCGTCCAGCGTGGCTGCGGTTGGAACGGTCACCGGGTCCAATCTGAGCGGGACGAATACCGGCGATCAGACGAACATTCCTGGGAATGCAGCGACCGCAACAGCCCTAGCCGCCAACGGGACTAATTGCAGCGCTGGCAGTTTCACTCCCGGTGTGGACGCCTCCGGAAATTCCGAGTCCTGCACGCCGCTCCCTACGACCATCACTGGCACGGCCAACCAAATCACGGCAAGCGCCTCCACCGGGGCTATCACGCTGAGCATTCCGAATAACCCAACTCTTCCCGGTACCACGTCAGGGACGTTTTCGGGGTCGTTGACGGGGAATGTGACGGGGAATGTCAGTGGATCATCCGGGTCAACGACAGGTAATGCGGCGACAGCAACAGCGCTTGCTACCCCTCGCGCCATTTACGGCAACAACTTCGATGGCACAGCGGCACTCACTCAAGTAATCTCGTCTACGTTTGGCGGTACCGGCAACGGCTTCGCGAAGCTGTCTGGACCAACGACATCCGAGAAGACGTTCACCCTCCCCAATGCCAGCGCCACCGTGTTAACAGACAATGCCGCTGTCACGGTACTGCAAGGCGGAACAGGGGCATCAGATGCGGCTACAGCCAGGACGAATCTAGGCGCTGGATATTACATTGGGTCTACATGCCTGGATAGCGCTTTAGTGGCGTCAACGCTTGCGTATTGCGCTGGAGCAGCGACCATGGGTACTGGCGAGGCCGGTCGTCAATTTACGGTCCCCTTCGCCGGTACGATAACAAGGTTCGTAATTGTTACTGGCACAACGGCACCGTCAAACGACGCAACGTGTCGCATTCGTTTGAACCAAGTGGATCAAACTCCCACGATAACTATTGTTGCTCTATCCTATGGGTCTAACCCTAGGTCATGGACAGCAACCCCATCGATAGCTGTTGTCGCTGGTGATCGCATTGGCGTGTCTTGCACGGGCGGCGCGACAACTCAAACAACTTGGCGTGCGTGGTCAATCTTCATTCAGTAAAGGAAAAACAAAATGGCATCAACATGGGTAGTAGTCAAAGTTCTGGACATCGTTCAGGCGGAAGAAAACAAGGACGTTCGCCTTGTTAACTTCCAGGTCGCTGGCATTCGAACCGACACGGTTCAGGTCCCGGATATTGATCCGTTCGAGGATTTCGTCGCTGCTGCCAGACAGCAGATTGACGTGATCGCACTCAAATACGTGCCGACCGCCAAGAGGGTCGTGTATGACGGATTCGGGTTTGAGAATCCGGATGCCGTTGCAAAGCTGGCGTCGCGGGCTGGGGGGCGTCAGTAAACGGCCATGACCAAAGCACTGAAGGCAGGAAGGGCAGCGGGACTATCCGCTGCCTTGTTTTTTGCGGCGTCCTTGTCGGCGCAGACCGTCAAGCTGAACCCCTTCACCGGGCAACTTGACTTGGTGGGCGCTGGTAGTTCGGTGACGGCCGGATCAGGCCTCATCGATACGGCAGGCCTTTGGACGGTTGACACGGCCATTATCCAAAGCCGCGCCACGGCACAAGCGGGGACATCGACGTACTGCCGGAGCACCACCGGCAACGCCACCTACACCTGTTCTCTGACTCCCGCACTCACCGCCTACACCACGGGCGGATGCCTGACGCTAAACGCCAACTTTGCCAATGTGACGACGGCGACGATTAACGTGGACACTCTGGGCGCGAAGTCCATACTCAACCGCGCCGGTTCCGCGTTAGCGGCGGGCGATATCACAGCAGACCGGCCCATCACCATCTGCTATGACGGCACCCAATACATCATCCAAGGAGATGGCGGGGGAGGTGCAACACCTACGCTGGTCGATGTGTACTGGCCTTTTGGTCCGCCTACCGGATCAGAAATTGCATTCAATCCAGGAGCAACTGTGGTCAAGGCGTACAGCTTCACGCCAACGTTTAATATGTCATTTACGAAGATCGCTTATCAGGCGTCCGGTGTGGCGTCAGTAGCATTTTCAATCTACACCTTTGCGGGTAGTACTCGGGTGACCAATTCAACCGCAAACTGCGCCAATTCCAGCGGGAGTGGCAACGGCCATGTGTGCTCATTCGCCGGAACAGTGACGCTGACGGCAGGAACGACATATCGGTTTGCATTTGGCGGCGATGCCGCTACCGGCATCTATGTATCCAACGGCGGGACGATTGCCTATAACACTGGTTCCGGTTCCGGTTTCGCTTTTTCCAGCACCGTGGCAATTGGCACTGCTGCAAATGTCTCTACTGGATCTGGCGGAACGCTGGCCCTGCCGGCCACCACAGGCAGTATCACCGCTGTTACTGGTTCCATTACGGCCAACGCTTACCCTATGGTGGCATTCATCCCATGAGACTTGCCCTATTCATGATCGCGTCGTCCTGCCTATTCGCTCAGGCCCCGTACCGTTCCCTGCAAGGGGCCAGCGGCAAGTACGGCACCGCCACGCTCCCCAACACCACGCCATGGACGAACATGACGCAGGTGCGAATCGAGTTCCGCCTGCACGATTGGACCAGCACGGGGCGTATTCTGGACGCCGGGTCATTACTGTGCAGTAAAAATGCTGGCAACATTACCTGCACCAGCTTCTATGACAGCGGCTCCCCGGCCATTTCCACAACTATCCCAGCCTCGCAAAGCGATGTCATCGTCAGAGTTCAATGGAATACAACCATGTGGACCATCGAAAGCTGGGCGGCGACCGGGGCAACGTACAACGGAGGACAGTTCGTCGCGGCGACCGTTTCAAATATCAGCCTCAATAACACGCCACTCGACGTGCTCCACAATGGCAGCGGAGGCAGCACCGGCGTCCCTGCGGGCCTTGCGTGGCTGCGGGTGTATTCAACTACGGTAGCGCGGGATAGTGCCATGCCTACCAACATCACGGGCGGCAACCTTTTGGATTACGAGTTCGAAGGCGGCGGCACGGACAGCAGCCCCACCGGGCTGAATCTGACTATGACTGGATCGCCGACCTACCCATCAACGCCAGTCGTCCCGATAGTAGGCGAGGAGTTGACAGTGCGCAGCAATAGCACTTTCACGCCGACATGCGCCGGGACCAACGCGGACAGCTACAAGTGGAGGCAACAGGGGGCACCACCGCTATCAGTGTCGTTCTCAAGCGCGACCGCCTCGGCACCCACCGTCACCTGGAACGCTGGGTTCGGGCAATACTCGCTTACTTGTGAGGCCACTATCAACGGCGTGAAGGGGGTAACCTCTTTGACGATTGGCAGTGTGGCCACGAACGCGGCGGGCGTTGTCGTTGTACCGGATTCCACCATCGGTCTGATGTTGGGTGACATGCTGGCGGCTGGTGTTCAAGAGTGGGCGTGGGCCGAACGGAACCGCCGCACAATGGGTGATTATTGGATCGCGGATACGGTGAACTACACAAACGCCTTCACATCGACGGAGGCACAGAACTATTATGATTCGTGTCTTGCACAGTACCAGAACTACTACCGCACCGGATTGACAAGATTCCAGACGGCGGCGCGGGCATGTGCCGATAAATGGTATTCGCAGATTTGGGCGGCACAGGCAACAGCGGGGACATGCGGGGCGTCGAATTGGCTCGCACCGAGAAACGCCAGCATCCAAGGCTTGATGATTCGTGCGTACGAAACAGGCGAACTGGCAGGGGGCCTGAAGTGGACTTGCTACACCGCCTACGCCAATTATTATTTCGATCTTTACGTTGAACAAAGAGGCACCGACAACGGCTACACGTCGCCGTACTTCGGCCTCCGCGAGTCCGGCTATGCGTTCATGGCTGCGACTGGGATAGCCGTTGCTCACCCGACACCGGCCACTAGGACGGCGTACGCGGCGCGGCTGGTCACCGAAATGACCAACTACGCGCGGGGCCTTCAGTGTCTCACCGGAACCACGCGGTTTGAATGCACCAACGCCTACACCACCGGGGCCGGGACGATCAGCGCGTCCAACGGATCGGCGATCATTACCGGCAGCGGGACGGGGTTCCTATCGTTTTTCACGGCAGGGCAGAGCATCGCGTTTTACGACGGCGCGGACAGCAACAAGCAATACGTCATCCAGTCCGTAGACTCTAACACGCAAGTCACGCTGACAACGCCGATGGTAGGCACGGGAACGAGCGGCGAGCTTTACGCAAAGGCTGTGGCATCAACGGTGTTGAACGGCGGGTATCGGTACGAGTCCGGGGACGCATCACTGTTCGGCTACGGAGACATCGTTTGGCATTCTGGCATCTTCATGGAGGCGATGGTCAGGATCTATCGTGCCGCCATAGAGACGACGCTGACAGCTTCCGTTATCCAGGACTACGGCAACTACGTTTTGACCAACGCCGCCCGCATCACGCCAGCCTTCACCTGTACCGGATCGTTCGGCAACCTTCAAGCCCGCCGTGTGGTCTACTCGAACTACTACGCCAATGGGGACACTGGTACCGGGTGCTCCTCCGACACGGACATTCAAGGGCAAAGGCAGCAAAACGACCTTGCGGTTGACGCCTACGGCATGACGTATCTGTTGGGCGCGTCGGCTCCAATTCTGGCGGCCGGCGACAATCTTTGGTCCGCCATGATGGGTGAGTGGATCGGGACGGGGGCGGATGGCCAATACGGGATGCTAACATCCACATCCAGCAACGGAAAGTTCTATGGTCAGTCTTGCCGAAATTGGCAATACCTAGTCCATCGTCTTGGCTCAACCAACGCCAACATCACGCCGGTATCAGCATCCGTCTCCGTGAGCTACACGTTGACCGGCGCACCGCCCAGCGCTGCGAAGATGCGGGCCACCGTGACACTGCCCAACGGCACCACGGCGGCAACGACCTGCACGTCGTCGCCGTGTACTGTCACCGGGTTAGACACGCGCCAGGGAACGGCGGCGCAGATGCGGGTGGAGTATCTGACTAGCGGCGATGTCGTGGTTGCGGCTGGAGAGAACTTCCCGATTACAGTACAATAGTGGTGAACCTCTTCCTCTTTCCTTTTGCCCTTGGGCGCAAGCCTAGGGGCTTTGTTTTATGGGAGGTACGCCTTTGCTATGTACTCGGACAGCGCAAAAGGTATCTTTGCGATCTGCGCGGATGCGGCTTTGCGGGCGTGGGATTTGCTTGACGTGTATCGACTTGATACTCCACGGCCATCTGCCTTTGCTTCTGTGTACCTACCAAACCACGAGCCATTCCCTTTTGTGCCGTTGACTGGATTCATGCTCAACTCAGTCTGCCCAGGAGATCCGATTGCAAACCAACTGCCGCCCGTGTTCTTAGTAGAGTTGAGTACCTTAACCCCGCGATTCTTCGAATCCGCCACCTTAAACCATGATCCATGCCCGTGTGCTGTGCCGTCTGGGTTCATCTTCTGCCCCCGTCGCTCCGCCTTAACCCCGCTCCCCATTTTCAGATTTCCGGCGTAAATCCTGTCCCCCACCATATCCACGTCGCCCCACAGGTAGAACGATCCGAAGTTCGCTTTCGCATTCCCCACCCACGGCTGCGCCCCTTTCACGTTTTCAACAACCATGGGTACGTAATGCCCAGTCGTTTCGGATGTCTCCCGTTGGATACGGAAACAGGCGTTGAACAGTGCGTTGAGTTGCTCAACCGTGCGAGATCCGGTATAACCCTCTGGAAATTCACCTTGCCCTCGAAGCGCCGCCGCGATTTGTTTGCCTCGCTTAAATGGCATGGCCATGTAGCTGTACTCTTGGCAAGGCGGGGACGCCACGATGAGGGTGGCATCCTTGAACTCGCTGCCGTGGATTGTCAACACGTCCCGTAGAACTAGCGTAGCGGGATACTTTTGGTCGCCGTATTCATGCGCCTCAATGTCGTAGCCTGTCACGTCGTACCCCTGAGATAGTAAGCCTTCAGACCAACCACCGAGGCCGCAAAACAAGTCAATCGCTATCGGTTTTCGCATACAGCTTGTCCGCCTCCCTCAGTAGATCCGCTTCGTGCATAGCACCGCCCGCGTCCGAAAAATCCGCCAAGCAGTACTTCCCGTCCCGCATCGCGTACCACTTGCCGCTGGCCAAGTCTCGCTGGACGGACCATGTTTTGTCGTAGCGGTAGTTGTTCGCGTCGATCTGCTGCCAGCCCCATTTCATTGCGCACTCCACAAGGTACCCTGCGGTTTCAAACACGCCGGACTAAACCAAATGCGCTCACGTGCCGCATTCTTGTTTTCCGCGCCTTGGTTGCCGTACCCGCCAGCCGCCTTCCATGCTAGGCACGCCCACGAATCCGGCATCTGGTGCTCGCCTTCGTAGCCGCAGAGCGCAATGCGCAGGTCTCGGTTATCGCCGTTGGCAATGGCCCATTCTCGGACGTTGTGCGCAACGGTTAAGCTGTCCGAGGCGTACAGATCAGCCGTCCGGCCTGCTGTGTCCGCGTATGGCGGATCTAGGAACACTCCGGTAATTCCGTGTTTGAAGGTAACAGAAGGCCCGAGAACTCGGCTCCAATCGCCACAGCAGACACGCACGCGCCGCAGCCGCGCCGCAAGCTCACGCATGTAAGCGTAGATCGGTTCTTCCGCGTTCCCAAGGTGGGGACGCTTACGATGTACCCCCTTCCCCGCGTCCCCAAGGTGGGGAAGCTGCACCGCACACCACCCCGAACCAATCCAAATACATTGGCCCCATACCCACCATCCTGCGATCTTGACATCGTGATAATCCGGGTCTACCTTCATCTTTTCGCGGAATTCGGCCTGTGAACAAAGCCACAGGTGCCGCGCGTGTTGGTCTGCTTCGTTGACTGGATTCTCCGCGTGGAAGGCTACCGAATCAGGATCATGCTGAAGCGCCCGCCAGAAGTTGGCCACCATGCAATCGAGATCATTTATAGTCTCTGTGCCGGGTGAGGTTGGACGGTTCAGTAGCACCGCGCCGGAACCAAAAAACGGTTCCACGTAATTCGCCACGTCGCCGAAGCGGTCCCAAACTTCAGCGGCCACCCGTGATTTTCCGCCGGCCCATGGAAACGGTGCCTTCATCCCTCCACCTCCGCTACCCACCACCACACGCCGTCGCTCTGCTCAACTCGGACGGCGCGGACGGTGGCCTCGTAACAATACTGGCCTCGGCACCCGCGCGGGACTAACACTAGCCGATCGCCGGGGGAGCCGAAGGGGGAGTAAAACCCAGTCGTCCCATCGCCCATTCCGGTAGCAGCCAGTACCCACGTCCACTTCGCCATTGATGTGAGGTAGGGCCGTACAGGAGCAAGCCCCTTGCCTTTATTTGGCTGTGGTTGCTGCTTCACCCGCCTTCTCAGCACCCGCCCCCCGGCCTGGTAGGCGCGGATTTCGCGGGCGGTGCAGTTGATGAGGCGCTCAGTCTGATTTGCCATCTTCTCCCTCCACTATCTTTACAATCTCAGCCAGCCCGCGCGTAGCGGAGTACTCCGGCTCTTTGCGTTCTTTTTGAAATCCGAACGCCAGCCCGCTTTGTAGCAGGTTTAGGCAAATGTCCAAAATGGCCAGCTTTTGCTTTTGGGTCATGGCTTCACCTCTTCGACGGCTGCGAGGGCGGTGGGTCCAGTACCGCATGATTGGCATGGCACCCACACCTGCTTGCTTGCGCCGAGTGACCGAAACTGCAAAAATGTGTCGCTTTCTTCGATCATGTTGTCCAGTTTCGCCCAGGCCCGCACGCACCGCGCTGCCATGCGCAGGTCGGCGGCCATTTGCGGGTGCTTGCTGCCGTAGTAAATCGCCGCGTCTTCCTCCAGCCTTCCCGCCAGCGCGGCGAGGTCGGCGGGTGTGGGGTTATTTGCGCTCATACCATCCTCGCTATTCGAGTCCGTTCCAGGTCTAACAGCACGTGTGTTTCAACCGCAGCCGCCGCTGCGTGCCAAGCGTTCTGAATATCCTCACGGAGTTCGTGCCATTCCGGCAGCGCTTGACCGGTTGCTAGTGATACTCCTCCGGTGTACTGCCGATAAGAAAGATAGGCCATAGCCGCATAATTCGTCTTCATTTCGTCTCCTGATTGCAAAGCGGGCAAAGGTCAATGGTGTTCCACCGACAACCCTTGTCAGTGCGCATGTGGACATCTGATATTTTGTGGCGATGCTCAAAACACATCGGAGCATCGCATGTAGTAGCAGCGCGAGGGATGTTACTGCCCATTGATCGACCAAAGCGATGGAGTTCTCCGTTCAACAGCTTGTATACTTTCCCGTCGCATAATAAGCAAGATGGCTTACCGCATGTGGCGCATGGCTTATCCATTGATCTCCTCCTCCTTGCACGCGCCCACGGCCAGCAGAGCTGCTGTTGTTAGTGCAAGCGGCAGAGTATCCCACCACCGCGTAAATCGCGAAGCAAATAAATTGTCGGCTTCAAACCGGCTCCACTCGACTCGATACAAGCCAAAATGATCTGCCTCAATTACCAGTGCCCACCCATCCGCCCGCATCTTCTCGCGGACGAGCGCCGCGTGAGCTTCGTTGGTGGTGGGGGACCAAACACTTGCCTCCAGCGGCTCATCGTTCGGCGTGTGGCTCTCGTTTGTTGAGAGATACACGTCCACGCTCAACAGTTCGCGGTGTCCGGGGAGTAACTCCCATTTCATAATCTCGATCGCCGCCAGCCGGTCCATTTGCTCGTTTGTCATACCTTCCTCCAATCTCGATGATCCAAACTCCAAACCAGCTCCGCGCCGGTCACCCGATACCGTTGACTGGCTACCCTCACCGCCAGCACATTAGATCGACCAATCGCAGTGATTTCAATGATTGATGTATCCTCTGCCAAGCAGCCTTTCTCCTCGGTGCCTACCAGCCGGTCGCCTACGACCCAGCCGTTTTCGCGGCAAACATCGGCCGCCTTCATTCCGCCTCACTTGCCATCCGTTCAGCCTCAGCCCGCACCTTTGCCGCCGCCTCGGGATAATCCGCGAGCGTCACTAATGCCACCGCGTCGAGCACTTGCGCCTTTAGCTTCGCCAGCGATTGCGCGGGGTTTGCGGCGATGGCGGCAATACAGATCGCATCGACCGCCGCATCGTCCCGGTCGATGCCCGATGGCGCAACGTGTTGTCGGATGTCGAACAGCGCCGCCCGCAGCCGCTCGGCGTGGGCCATGATCTCAGCGCGGCTGGCTCGGCATATGTCCGCGTCCTTCTCGGCTGCTTCGGCGCGAGCCTTGTGAGACTGGAAGTGCAACGCGACCCACTGGCGTTTGTTATCGACGTTTGCCGCATTACCACCGCAATCGCGAACCACATCACACAACTCGGCCTCGGCTGATTCGGCGCGGGCGATGGCTGCATCGCGCTGTTGCTCGGTAAGGCCGATCTCTATTTCTAAATGTGTTCGTTTTTCTGCCGCATCGCATACAGCCTCTAGCCATGCTTTATGATTTGAGCCTGATGCGCACAGCGCCGCCGCCATTTCCGCGCGGAGACGGGTCACTTCGGCGCGGAGGGCGTCGCAATTACAGTCATTTCTGCCGTGATCGCCTTTGTAATACTTGGTTTTATGATTTGGTGATAACATCACTTACCTCCCGCTTTCCGCCGCAGCCGCGCCCCCCACGCCTTTACTACTGGCTCGACAAATGTAAGCAGTCCTCCCGGCTCACAATCTCGATGGATACTCTCCATTAACTCCGCCGCGCCCAGCGCCTTCATGCGGGCGTCGCGGGCGGTTAGCCAAGCTTCAGCGTTGCCAAGGTCAAACCCGCTAACGTCCAAAGCATGCGCCATTGCATCCCGCTCCCGCTCTAGCCGGTCCAGGATGGCGGGGAGGTTGTTGTGTGCGGCGGCGATGAACTCAACGTCGTTGCCGTCTCCCATCAGCCTGTCACCATCGCTATCTGGCCCACGGTGCAGGTAAAGACACAGCGCCGCACCATTGTATCCCTTGCGCGCTTCCCACTCCCCCGGCGTGCTTTTCGCGTGCAGGGCGCGGAGTTCAGCGGGCGTCATTTTCTTTTCCATGGGTATTCTCCTGTGTAAAATGTCATGGCAATGATCGCCATAGCAACCGTGAACACTATATCCCGCACCGCCTCTGCCCAAGTCATACTCCGGCCCCGCGTGCGGCCCAGTCATCTGTAGCACTACGTATTGGCCCATGCACTCCAAAGTAATCGCGCAAGCCTTGCGGCAGCACTCGCGGCACCTCATACGGCCCGTAAGTTGGCCGAGTGTCCAGCAGCACGCATTCCTTCTCCACCGCCCGCTTAGGCGCGATCAGCGGCTTCCGTGGCTCCAGCGCCGCCGCTTTCTTGGCAGGCTTCGGCGTCGGTCGTGCTCGACCTTCAGCCTTCGCCTTGGCCCGGTGCCGCTTCAGGTTCGCCGCGTGGAGCCGCTTGCGCACGATCTCCTGGCAATCCTTGTGACGGCCCGCGCGGTTGAGTTCGCCGCCGGTGCCGCACTCCCGGCACTTGGTGTAGACCACGGTACCATTTAGCTTTCGCTTGTGCTCCCGGTCAACCGCCCGCTTGCACTCCGGGTGTGCGCCGTGGACGAGGTACCCGCCCAGCTTGCAGACGCGGCAGTTTGGGTTACGTTGTCGCATCTTTAGCCCCCATCGCGGCGTCAATTACGGCCCGCACCCACTTCTGGATATCTTCGGCTTCATCTTTATCAACCGGGCAAAGTGCGGCGGCTTGATCCCATACGTCATCAGTCAGCCATCGATCGCCCAGGTTTGACCGCTCGATGATGTACGTCATCCGCGCCGCGTCCCGCTTGGCGGCGGCGAGTTCGGCTTCAATGGCGGCTACCGTGCGCTTGTAATGCTGCACCAATTCATAGCACTCTTGAAAAGACTGATCAGCGGTTGTCATTTCCCCTTCAGCGCCTCTCGAATGCGGGCGATTAGGCCACGTACTGCGACTTCTTGTTTTGGGTCTTCAAAACCATCGTTCACCATGCCGACAAACTCGGTTTCGCACTCCACCAGCAGCGCCTTAAATGCCTCGGCCTGCTCGTTGACAGCGGCTACCAGCGAAATGATTGCCTCATCTGGAGTGATTCCGCACCCCCACATACTTGGCATGCCTGTGATGCAGGCGTGATAGTCGCCGCTTTGTTTTGTAATTGTGATGCCGTTCATTTATCCTCCAATACGGCGCGGATGCGGGCGGCAAGCGTCCGTAAATCGTGCTTTAACTCGGCATCAATCGTTAGGCCTTCTTTGGCCAACGCTTGAATCTCCTCCGCCGCCTCCACCAGCAGCGCCCGGTAGTCGGGCTCGGGCGGGAGAGCTGAGAGTTGCGCTTCGTACAACTCGCTTAACTCCTGCGCTTTTAGA